AGTACGGTAAGCCTTGGTAGAGATTGGTAATGGTCCGGAAGCGTACCACCGGCCACGCTGTCACACGGTAAGGAATGGTAAGGCCTGGTAATGATACGAGTATGGTTCGAACGGCATATTGTTCCAGATGTTCATGTCCAGAACCGACCCCCACCATGGCGTACGATTCAAACGGCCTAATAACTGCGAGCAAAGGTCGGTAACGGTAAGAAAAAATCCTTAGGATGGAAGGCTATGCTAAAATGCTCCATCGCTTTTATACACCGCTAGACCCACATTGGATATATACTCATATGCCTACCGAAAGAGAACACGATAAACACAACCCAGAAATCAAATCAGATCCCACATACTTTCGTCCACCATGGTTGGACCGCCTATACCTTCGTAAGGAATCAGTATGGGATTACATGATGCTATGGTTTCTACCCACTGGCTGTGTACGATGTTCCATCGTACGATATGTCATACTAGCATTAGCCATTATAGGCATAGCCAGTCTATTAACTTAACCTCCTATATAATCACATATCAATAAGAGTACAATAAGAACTCTAACAAGTATTAGGCCTAATCAATAAGGACGATATAATAAGATACAGAAAGGTGTCAAAAAATCTTAACGCGAATCTTCTAAAGAAGATTATGGGTCATATGCTCGATTACCAATAAATTTTTGCTGACGCATTCGTTCTTCGAACGCGGGTCGTATCCGCTATTACCGAATCCGTTCGCCTGTGATTTTGATGTTGATACGAGTGGAATCGCTTCTGTTATATGTGCCGTGTCGTGACCACCAGGGCCATTCTATCACTGTGCCTGCAGACCATTCTGTGAGTAGTTTATCTTCAAATCGCCATGCTTGTCCTTCTCGCCAATCTGTGACAAATACTACTCGTCTAACCACATCATGAGTGTCTGGATTATGGTCGTTGGGTACACATCTATTCAACCAACCTGTGTCGCAATCCCAATGATCCACCACTTCTTTGCCAGGTCTTTGTATCAGCCATAATATGTGTGGATAACGAATATCAGGCATGGTGTCTTGAATCCATTGCTTTACAACCGGATCTCCATCCAGTATTACTCTCTCTAGAGTATAGTCTACATCTCGTTCTGGTGATTCAAATATGCCTGGACTCTCTCCTGCTTCGTGCCAGATATCTGGTAGTTTAACTGAGTCTAATACACGCCATATATCGCCTTGATTTCTCTTCGCAACTTGCCGACTGATCTGCTCCCATTTGTCCTTGTCTGCTATCGCTTTTCTGTGGTCCATATACGATTAATTATTCATAAAAAAACCCCACCAAACTATTTCTAATCTGATGGGGTATTCATCAAGGGAGGTCGATGAATTCTGTTATAGAGTATTACCTGGGCCTCCTGTCAGTAATACAATGAGAGTGAATATGGTTGCGAACACAATGAGTTCTATGCCCATGTTATGACGCCCACCAAAGCATTATGATGATCATCAGGGTGATGCCCACCAGGTCCATTATCCATTCATTCCTCATATTATTTCACAATCTCCACACAGGCCTTGCCTAGGAACTGTGCTGGTCGATGATTATATCCTGTGCCTGCAGAGCAATCTATAGTGGCAGATGAAAATACTGCCATCCTTTTGCCCACAGCCAACAGTGGTCTATGCCTGCTGATTTTCAGTATCTGTTCTGCCAGGAGCAACTTGCCACCATGCGACATGATAATATGCTCTGGCCAATCTTCTATGGTATCATAACTGAACGGCACTTCTTGTGAATCAATCCACAATAGATCCGGCCTGTCGCCTATCTCTGAATACTTCAGTATCGTTTTGGGTAGCCAGTTATATACGCCTTTAAAATTGAATATCTGTTTGTAATGATCAAACATCTTAGACCAAATATGACTGCCCATGTCCACTTCACCCGGATCATAATTGGTGACTTCCACACCGTTTAGATCCTGTACTGCATAGAACAGATTGATGTTGGTGAAGCCACCTATGACTTTGATTGTTTTAGGTTTGGCCTGTGTCAAAAAGTACCTACAAAACTCATACTCATTGAGAGTATAATCGATATAGTGTCTGCCTTCGTTGAATAGATCGTTTAACTGTTTTAGGTTCATGCTTTCAATTCTCTGTCTGGCTTCATGCAAGTGTTCTCCGCCAGTGCCTTGTATTTCTCTGGCGCCATCTTCCATAAGTCAGCAATCTTCAATACCATTCTTAGTGATATCTCTCTCAATTTATGCTTATTCAGGAAGATGAATTGTATTAGGTCTTCTTCCACATCCTTAGGCATGGCATACTTCTCCAGCATACCTGCACCACATATCTGTCGGATTCTAAGCATACGATCTCGCATGGAATCTATTGTTAAATCCAAATAATGACATCTGCTCTGTAGAGCCTGTAGATGGTCTTGTAATTTTTTGGATTTGACATTGTCAAACTTGATGTTCGTGATAAAGATAACACCACCATTGAACTCAAATGAGTTAGGCATACCTTCTGCCATTAGTGTTCTAGATTCTGTGTTCCAATGCAGAGTTCTTCGCGGAGTAGTGTCCAAGGCCGCCTTAAGCAAGTTCAAAGCCAAGTCATCATACAATATTGCATCACAGTCATCAAAGCATACGACATGACCTTTGCCTGAATGCTCATATAATTTCTTATACAATCCTATGGCACTCATTGCACCTTTAACCATTTCAAATTTTCGCTTGTCGCCAGCGATGTCTTGAAACATATTTTGTTTCTCCAGTGCTTTTTCAACACCATAAGACTTACCTATACCTGGAGGGCCGGATACAATCATTGCTCTAACTTTACTCGTCGCAACTGCATCTGCCATCTCATCTAGTATAGAAAATCTAGCCGCGATTCTGTCTATCGCTTGTTCGTCTGTTTCGTTCTGTTCTGGTGATGGAGCCACTTTAGACTTTAGTTCATCACGATGTGTCACATACTGTCCTTCTGGGACTATGGTCAATGATGCTATGTCTGGAACATTTACTCGAGCCTTATCCAACCCTTCAAAGCCATCAAACTCTGAGCAATCAACAGTCACAAAACCGCCTTCTTTATCGCCTGAGAATTTTTGGTAATCTTTGAGAATAGGAAATACACGACCAGACATATCATTGCCTCGATATGATCCTGTTTCTATTTTAATGTATTTTTTCAAGATTTCCTCCCCTTGTTTTTCTTATATTATAGCACGGTTTCTGCATAAGTCTACCATATCTGGTAATTTCATTTGGTAAATTAGTTGAACAGGCGAGCGAGTTGAAATGAAATGAAAGGTACTCGCCTGTCCAGATTCTCCACTTATTGTTTTTTAGAGAATTTCGAAATCAGATTAGAAAATTGTGCCTTCATAACCAACCAATTTTTCTTCTGAAATTCTTTCGTGCTTTCTATCTCCAATGAGATATGATTACCTATCTTAGTTGGAATCTGTCCAACTGTGTTCAAGGTATCTTGAATTGAATTAGTTTTATCATCTGCTGATGCAACTCCGCTTATCAGTCCCCAACTCAATACAATTACTCCTAATAGTTTTTTCATACTATCCTTCCGAAGCCAATTGATCTTCAGCAACCGTTAGCCTGGCTTCATTTAAGGCTCTTGCGATTGCTACCTGTTTTCCAGATTCGTTGTTTTCGCAAGTGTATCTATAACTCCAATCAATGCCGTCATCACCATAATTGTCTCTTGGATACTTCTTGCCATTTATTCTTATCAACCATCCTGCTACATTTACACATTCCATTTCGTCTGAATCGTCATACTTTCTATTCCAATAGTCGTCATCAGTCCATTGTGCCTGTATCTTTAATGGTAATCCGTTGTCTGCTATTATTTTCATTCTTTATTTTCTATTTCTTCCCAAACATCTTCTGGGTCTTTATCTTTCTTATATTTTTTTAAGGCAGATGTGTCTCCACTACCAATTGCCTTAAAGAATTCACTCATTGCTGAAGTCTTCTCCTTCACCGTCTGACATCCAGACAGCATTATCACAGCAACCAATATTGACAATGATAACAATGACCATTTGAATAATCTAAACAGATATCTATTCACTTCAGTCATCTAACTTCTCCTTCAACTTCTCGATCAACTTCCTTTGTTCATCATCATAACTCATTGAATACCAATAATATAGCATTCCAATTGGTAGTAGAATACCTATCAAAGGTAAAAACAAGTCTCTGACATCAAAATAAATCAACACCTTGATCAACAATATCATTGCCAACACAAGACCTGCTCCTTTTAACAGCCATTTCAAATTTTTCTTGCCGTCTTTATAAATTTCTTTCATTATCCAATTCAATCTATTCATTATACCTTCTCCTTTAATGTATGAATTGGGTCATCTTCATATGGTTCCCAATGAAGTTCATTAGTCTCTTCTAAATCATACCATTGATCTTCTATTGCTTTATATTCTTCTATCAATTCTGATGGCTCCATATTTTTAAAGCCTTTGAATCCACCTTCTAAGATATAGGTTAAAGTATCATAATCACCACACTTGTAATCAGAATAGATGCCATGAATCTCAACCTGTAGACATCTTTCAGCCATTACATAATGAGTCAATTTCATTGCTCTTTCATCTTCATATAAAAGATCATCGTGCTTATCAAATATAATTTCTTTTAATCTAGTTCCCATTAGAACGGTATCTCCATATCTGTTTCAACCTTTTTATCAGAAGTTTCTTTTTCTTCTTTCTTCCATCTGTATGAGTCACCTGTCCATTCAGGATCTTCATAGTTTTCAAAATGTTGATCTGTGTCTGAATCCCAATCTTCGTATGGAACACATTCTTCAACCTTTTGAACTCTAGGTTCTCTGCCATACTTTTCATAATCATAATCAGTTTCAATATCACTATTGTAATCGTTGGCATAAACTTCTACTGGCTCATCACCGTAGTATCCATCTTGCCATTCAATCTTTTCAATTCCACCGTGTTCTGAAACTGCATCTTCGGCCTCTTCTTTTGAATTGGCAACCACATCGTATTCAACCCAAGCGGTATAATGTTTTCTAACTCTAAATTTTTGCTTACCGATGTCCTTATGTGGATCATCTTTTTTGTAAGTTCCGTCTATTATTTTTATTTCTTCTGTCATTTCAACTCCTTATTTTTTAATTTTAACATGGATTTATTCTCTGTCAACCAACCCAAAGGTATAAACTGTATCAAGTATGATTCCGATAGCAAAGAATAATCCTACACATTGTAGAATCAAATCATCTGTTTTCCATAAACCATAACAACCACCTGCAAAGAATATTCTTGAAAAAACTAAGAACCAATATCTATTTTCCATTATCCACATTCTCCTTCTTTGGCAACTCTATCCATCGCTTCTTGCCAATTAATTTTGATACCATATGCTGATGGTTCATCACAACCTTCTACAGGATAGAATTCATAAAATACTCTCCATGGGTCAATGTCTTCAGCATAAGCATCTTCAACCATTGCTCTGATTCTTTTTTGTTCTGATATTCCGTTGCTCCAATATCCGTGATCATCTGAATATTGGAATGTCCAATCATGCTCTTTTAATTCTTTTTCAAGAGCCATCAAAATGAATTGTGGTTTTAGTTTTCTTTCTTTAACTGTTTCAACCATTAATAACACCTTACCTTCAATATCTTACCTTTTGGTCCATTAAGTCTTTGCCAATATGTTAGAGTGTAAGTTCCAAGATGAATTGTTGAACTACAAATCTGATTGCCAACATATTTCATTTCTGCTTCAGACCATCCTGGATTTTCTATCCATAATGAGATGTTCTGTGGCCAGTAAGATTTGATTCCTAAACCATCTAAGACACTTTTAATCTGTGCCTGTCCCGAAGAACTAACATCTGCTCTAGCAATACCTGTTAGGCCTATTATAATTAATGTCGTCAATATAAGTTTTTTCATTACTTTCCCCTTCTCATTTCGTTTTCTAATTCTAACAATATATCCACATCAGAATCTTCTTTGTCTTCGTCTGTGAATACAGGTGTTTCTGCATCTGCTGGAACGAAATCAAAAGCGAATTCGTCACCTACGAAATACATATTAACGCCACCTTCTGGATTAATAAACTCTTTATAGAAAGTTCTTAATTCTTTGTGAATAAAATCACAATCTCTATCTTCTTCTAATTTAAGATATAAAGTACCATGAACAAATTCTTGTCTTTTGATACTACCAATTCCATCTATGAAAATTTGGATTTGTTTTTCAATGTTTTTTTGCATAATTTTCAACTCCTTATATATTCAGTATAACACCTTTTACCATACGGTCAACCACCAAAAAACCTATATTTTATGCGGTTAATTTGCCAATAGTATCTTCAATTTCAAAGATTTCTTGCTCAATTTGGTGCATTTTAACCAAGTTATTACCAACATATTCTAATCGATCTTCCAAAACAATTTTCTGTCGTTCTAGATCAGCAATTCTATCTTTGGTATCCTGTGTCATTGTCTTTACCATATCTCTTCTACCTCGGCTTCAACATCTTCGTCTTCCCAACCATCAGAATCATTGTCATACACTTTGCCACTCTTGGCTCCGCATCTTGAACACTTATGTTCTTTTTCAGTCATTGGTCCGTGTTCACAATCTGAGCACCACCAATCAAGTTCATGATTGTCTTCTTCAAGTGCCACATCACTCAAAATTTGATCTAGATCATCCATATTATTGTTCTCCTAGTTTTCGAATTAATAAGTCTTTAATCAATCTTTCTAAGTATTCATTATCAGTCATACCTTGACCATTATACTCTTGAATCAAAGGTATCATTACATTTGGATCTGGAAATACTTTGTCTTGAAGTTCTTTCACAGCCACTGATAGATAAATTAATAAACCTAGTATCGCCAAATTGATTGCCATGTTTATCTTATTTGTCATATCGACAGTCCTCCATCTTTCTTTTTGTATAAGACCTTGATAGTACCATCTCCTGGAAGATAATATCCATCTACGATCTTTTTGGTTGTTTTTCTTTTCTTTGTCTTCTTTGTTTTTTTCTTTTTTGGTTTCATTACATTTTCTCCCCTACATCAAAGCCTCGGAATCTAAGGAACCTAGGAAATCTAAGACTCCATTCATCTTTAGCATCTTGATTCTGTGTTATTGCATCCGCCCTAACTTCTACAACTTGTCCAACTAATTTGTCTCTGGCATTCCAATAAGTTTCTCTATCTGTATCAGATAGACCAGACCCAACATTAGTTCTAATAAACTTGTCGTCGTCTTTACCTTCAACAATTAATGCTCCTAATTTATCTGCATTACGACCTGTGCCTTGCTCAACACCAATAACCGTTAAAGATACTTCTATGAAAGGTTTAACCTTTAACCATAATGATGATCTTTTACATTCATAAACACCACTAATTGGTTTAACCATTATACCTTCAAATCCTTTGTCTATACATAATTTGTTATAGTCTGCGAATTGCTTCTGTCCATCATCATCACTCAAATTCATTTTAACAACTTCAACCTTTGAAATGTTTGGTCCAAAATTATAGTCGTCAAGTAATTGTTTTCTTTTTGTTATTGATAATCCACATTCACCTTCTTTAAAATCTTCTAATGGTAGGCAATCAAAAACATTTAGAATCGCATCATCTGTCTTTGCTCCACCTTTTCTGTGTATCTCTCTCATAAGAGTTTGGAAGTCATCACTCATTACTTCACCATCAAATACCATACTCTCTGACATTTGATCTAGCATTTCATCAAATTGTTGAAGTATCTTAGGAAAGTTTGACAACTCTTTACCGTTCCTTGAGAACATCTTAACTTCGTCTTTGTCTACATCACAAATCGTTATGACTCTAACTCCATCTAATTTAGGCTCAACAATAACTTCACCCACCATTTTCTTTTCGTGTTTCTTGCTATCGTCTGCCAACATACATTCAAACACAGGAACCTTCATTGTTGAATGCTTATTAATGGTCTTATGAGTCACTCCACATCTCAAATCTTTAATCAATATTCTACGATACCAATCGTTCCACTCTTCCATTTTAGATCTATCACATAAATCCTGCACCATTCCTCGCATTGAATCACCTGTCAATTCTCTTTCTTCCATCTGTTTCAATACAGATAAAAATTCCGCTTCAGGTATGCCAGGGCCATCTTTTTTAGCAACTGGAACCTTTTGAATTCCCCAAGTTCTAAATCCATCTAAGGCCATACAAGCACCATCAAAGAATCTAATATTATCTGCATCGGATTCTCTTCTAATAATTGCTTCTTTCTTCAATCGGCTGTTATCCGATTCTAGTTCTTGAATAATTTTCCAAGGTTTCATCATAATATTTTAATCAATATAATAAGTTGAAGTCCTAACACAACTATCGGAACAATAGTTCTAATCAATTCCATAGTGTGATTATATTCGTCCAACTTTCTTTCTAATTTGTTTCTTTTATTTTTCATTTCCATCCTTCTTCTTCTGTGTTTTTATTTGTAATTCTCCACATCACATAAACTCCTATCATGATTACAACTATACCTACCAAAAGCATTCCTAACCCGTGTTCTATTGTCATCATTAATCTTTCATAAATCTGTGGTTGCCTATCATCGCTGTCTCATTATAAATCGCTCCCCAACTTGGATTGGCAATATGTGGATTATAATAAAAGACAGCACCGTCTGTTGGATCCATTGAATAGTCGCCAGTCATTAAAAATAAAGCGACATGAATTGAATCTCTCCATGCTGTCATATTCTCATCAATCACTTCACCATTCATATAGGTTGCCCATATAATATCTTTCTTGCCATCACACCACCAACTGAATTGGCATCTGTTTCTAATAGGATAATACTTCCTATCTTCTTTTGCAAGTGTTTCATCTTTTTTTGTTTTCCAACTTTCCCTAACTGGTCCTTGATGTACCACTCCACATATATCATTTGGAAATCTGTCATCTTTAATTCTATTCAATACCACATGGCCTATCGCAATCTTGCCTACCATGGGTTCTGCTCTACCTTCAAAGTAGATGTTCTCGGCCATACATTTTAATTCTGTTTCATTTACAGCCACGCCTGTTTCAACTTCGTATGAAAGAGCAAGGCTCGCCATTACCGCACGAGCCGTTGCCATTACGAATTCTAATGTCCCTTGCATTAGTCTGCTCTACTCTCCATATATGCTTCAATACCATATTTCTTCAAAGCATCTGCGAAAGCCGAACATCCTTCTTCTTTGATGTCCATTGATTGAGTTCCACGATACTCATGATCTTTTGGCATAATATCATAATAAGATATTCTCCAACCGCCTTTGTATCCGTTGTCTCCAATACCCATTTCTTTTAAAAATTTAATGAACTTTCCCCTTGCCGGATAAACCTTAACATTGGCGAAGCCACAGTACATTGGCTCACCGTGTTTGGCAGTAAATTCATTCACTGTATCCAAACAAGCCTTTTTGGCATTAGTCCACATTTCATATGGGTCAACGCCTTCTGCATTAAATTTAAGTAGGTCTTTGTTTTCTTCTATTGTTTTATACATATATTTTCAACTCCTTATATATTCATAATAACATGGATATGAATACGGTCAACCTAGGAAAACCTCAAAATGGCACTATATCTAGTATCGACCAATTTTTCTGGCACAATATCTAGTGCCATTCAAATTTTCTCCTTAATTCTTACGATTTTTTTAGGCTTTTTTGGTGCCAAAATATTGCGAATATGTTCTTCATCAAATCCGCTCATCTTTTTCCATTTACCATCTACGAAAACCTTCCAAGTGTATGGCGGGCCATCGTAGGGTCTTAAGTTTATTTTCATTTCCATATTAGAAATTAAATGATATGAAACCTATTGCCCATAAAAAGACCATCACAGGTCCTACGGTATAGGTCGCGAACCACATTCCATCTAAAAATGATATTCCTATTGCTCTTATCTTTGTCATCAATCTAATAACACCATATATTCTTTTGGATAATGTTTTCTAAACCAATCCAAACCTTTTCTTACAGTATCAAATTCTTCCAACATCTCCGCTCCTTTAATACAATCATAAACCGCGATTGCCGTTGGATGTAATTTAACCTTCTCACCTGAGAAAGGATTAGATACTTCTACAGGTTTCACATCCACTATCTCAACTGGAAATGGTGGGTTAGGTTCTTTTAATAAATTCATTTAACTATTCCTTTCTTCATGATTAAATGTTTGTCTATTGCATCTGCGAATAGAGTTCCGTTTTGGTTATGCCTTGGGTCGGTCTGCTGTCTAATTAATTCGTCTTTCACTTCAGACTCTGCCCAAGTATTTCCATTCGCGATGCTTGGTGTACCAGGTCCACCTGTTAGTGAATATACAACTCCTGGTTTTGGTTTTCCTTTGTTCTTCATTACTTTTTCTTTCTTATCGCCGAATATATTAAGTGTAAAGGTATTGATACAACTAAACCTATCAATCCAAATAATATACAAGCGATATGGATTATTGTGAATAAAAAATGTCCCATTATTCGCTCATCCTCCTTTCTTCCTCTTCTATTCTATAATTGGCTTCTCCTGCCGGTGTTCTCCAGATGTTTAATATCTGAACACCTTTACCTTTAAAGTCTTTATAGAATTCTTTTAAAACTCGGTGGAATGGATGTACGGTATTCGCTTCAACAACCGTATAACCCCTAGACAGATGTTCATCCTTGAGATAGTCACCCTTCTCCTTAAGGAATCTGTATCTGATATGAACCGACATTATACTTCTTCCGTTTCTATATGATCTCTATATTCCCAATCTTCGTTCATAACTGAGCCTTCACCGTCGTATGCCTTGTCATATGCTTCTTCTTCATTTTTAGCATCTACGATAAAAGTCTTTTGAACATCATAACTCAAAACGATCTTGAATTGTTTTTCTGACACTAGGCCGCCTTCCTTTTCTTCATTTGATCTAAAGTTCTTGTCATGATGTCTATGTGATCTTTGATAGCATCTTCTTCTAATGGTTTGAAAGCATCGTCTATCACTTCCTTGCCATCTTCTGTGTATCTGCTTTCAACATAGAACCAACTGAACTTTGGTTTGCCCAAGTAGTTCTCCTCGCCAGCATCTTTCATCAGATATACATATTGTTCACCTGAGTGAAAACCGTTTTTGATATAATCTGCTTCGTCCTTGTAGACTCTGTATCCACAGCCTTTCTCACCTCGGTCTCTGCCATAGTAGACATTTTGAACTTCATACATAGGATTATCTCTATCATCAAAGTCTACCTTGTCTCCTATAATGTAATGCCATTTAGATGAGTCACCTAATTTAATCGCTTCAGTGACTTTCTTTTTGTCCTCCCAATTTTCACATAGGTTGAATCCAAGACCTCCTGGATAACCGTCCCAATGTTGATATGATGCTATGATCCTACCACTCTTTTGTTTTATTCCTATTCTTGCTCTAGTCGCCATTATACTTTACTCTCCCTTCTTGTTATGCCTTGTTCTAGTTTGTAAGGTTTTTTTCCTTCTTCTCTTTCTGATTTACTTGGTTCTACCCAAATGCCTTTGTCTGGGTCATACTCACTGACCTCATAATTGTGGATCTCTAATACCTTCTTCATATTCTCCACAGCCTCTAATCTGTTAGTCCTTGTCGGAAAACTATCATCGGACAGGTCCAACTTTATCTTGTTGAACAAGTCCAATAATTTATTAACTTCTCTTTCAGTAAGGTAATCCTTGATATTGTATCTTATCTTATCGCCTGTTCTTGACATTATGCTACCTCCCCAAATTCTTCAACAGCCGGCCACCAGTCAATACCATTGTCTGAATATTGCCAAGTACCTTTCATGAACAAAAATAAATGACCAACATTTTTTCTCATCTCTTCCTTGTTCCAACTTAAATTAGATTCAATAACATCACCAAATCCATCAACATACCAATAGTCTTCTTTTTTGAAAGTTGGCATTAATGTAGGTGAATCAACAAGTTCCTGAGCCATTTCTTTTGAATTATATTGACCCATTAAAACTTCCGTCAATGCCTTTGGCGTAGTTTTCCAACCTGTTTCAACGGCAACCACATTGTCACTTCTGTCAATGTATCCTACCATGATATCGTGTTTATTTGTATAATCTATTTTTTGCATTTCAACTCCTGTTTTCATTTATAGTTTCAGTATAACATGGATGGTAATACCGTCAACCACCTATAAACCCCCATATTCATTGAACTTTTTAACCTATACATCAGTCTCCGATATGCTGATTTAACCATTTTCCAAAATGATCAGGCTCTCTTCCTTTTGCAGGTGTGTGGCCTAGATAATTGTATCCTTCGTTCACAACCCTTGCATGACCATCACATTTTAGAACCCAACCTGCAGGTCCAAACATTATAGCCTTTCCTTTATGAGTTTGGCCTTGTTTATTTTCATACCAAACCGTATCGCCTTTCTGTATCTCATCAAACAATTCGTCTTCCCAAGGTACAGATAGATAATGTTCTTCCTCTTCCTGTGTCCAGACCATTATATTTCCTCTCCAATGTTTATTGCCTTGCCTTTTGTATATTCATGGACATCTTCTTTTTCTGCTTCTTGTTCTGCTTCATATTCTGCCATATGTTCTGTGATGCCAAAATAATCATCTAGAGTAGAACCAACGCCGTCCTGCCAAAAGTCATCTGTTGATTTGTAATCACTTGGAGCGAAACAATCATCTATTCCGTTGTCCCATTCTCCCATAAAATCACAGCCACCTTCGTAGTACCAAGCCTTCAAAGAACAATCTGAATTGTCTTCTATGAACTTCTCATAAGCACCAATTGGTGGTGCCCAAGCAGAATCAAATCCAAATGTAATTGTGGATTCACCTTCGTTCTGTTCTGAATGATATTGCCTATCAACACCGTAGAACTCACAGACTTCCCATTTCGTTGACCAATTATGACATCTCCAATCGTACCAACAATCAAAGCCTTCTATCATTGGCTGTGGTTTCTTTGTTGATGAACTAGGACTTGTCGTTCCTTCTAGTTCTTTAGGCATTGGATGGAAGAATTGTAAAAGACCCGGAGTTTCACCTTTTTCTTTTGATGATAAATCCGTGTTCTCTTCTTCCTTTACAATCTTCTCAATTTTATCTATCACGGAATTTGGACCCGTGATAGAGATATTATTATTACACCAATTAGGCATTCGCTTTCTCCTTTATTGGTGTTAAGTGTGAACCAGGTACATTCCATCTAGTACCACTATCAGTTCTAACCAAAACATATTTGATTTTGATTTTTTCAACCACACCTTTTAGAGTGCTACCGTGTCTACCTTGAAACGATACTCTTTCGCCAATTTTTAATGAATGGGCGTCTGTCGTGTGTAATTGATTTCTTCTTAACTTAACGGCATCTACCACAGCCGATAAGTCTGTACCATTCATCTTGTAGATGTCTGATATTGTTTTTTGTAATGTTTTATTCACTTTCAACTCCTTTTTTTAACATTTAATATATTCAGTATAACATGGATGGTAATACCGTCAACCTCACTATTCTACCCATATTTCATTACTTTTTAGAGCATCTTCAATCGTTGCTCTATTAGATCTGGTATAAACATAGAAGACCGAAGCATTAAATTCTTCGCCATCTACTACGGCTTCTATACCCGAATATTTCAAAGCATTTTGAATAGACGGTACGATACTTCTATCTTCGTCTAAATCCCAAGCACCTAGATCGGCAACTTGAAATGTATGTTTATGATTTTCTACTATTGTCATTTCAATTCTCCTATTTTTAAAATTCCATCTTTTAGAATTTGATGTGTTTCTTCATGGATGCTGTCATCCATTTCTTTTTTCTTTTCTTTTTGAATAATTTTATTTCCTGTGACGATTCCTTTAAGAACCATTCCTGCTGGATCTGGTGCTGGCGACCCTTCACCACTGCCTGCGATTGCTAAAATTATTCCAATTAAAAATTCCATTATCTAAATTTACTTTCTAAACGGTCCAATTCCATTTGGCACCATTCTTCTAAATCATCTGCATAAGGTTTATATTCTTTAAAAGTATATCCTAATTCTTCTGCTCTCTTTTTAAATGTATGAGCAAAGGATCTTGGTCCCATTAAAGCATCATCACCATTCCATTCACATAAACCTTCTGTGAAATTACCTAGTTCATAATTCTTTATGAAATCATCATAAAGTTCGTCTAATGTATTAATTGAAGTTTCTAATATCATTCCCATTCTCTCTTATTATTTGAATCTGCTATGTGGTCTGCCTTTCCTTGTAGGTATTCATCCCAAAATTCATCTGTCTCTTTTTCTCTTAATAGATTTGAATGTAATTGGTTCTCTTCATTTATTAAATCTAATGCTCTAAAATCATGAAGCATATCTTCAAAAGGTATATTGTTATTGCTATTCCATCTAACAACTCCTTCTGCATCAATATGGGCACCTGTGTGACCATTAGTACCATTAAAATTATCTCTGATTTGGTCTTCGTTGTATCTTGAATCGTTTTTTAAAATTACCATCCTAAAAATGCTCCCATCATGATTAATATTAATAAGGCCGGTGTCACAATAGACAAAGGCCAAAATTCAAAAAACTCTTTTATCAATATCTGTTTTTCTTTTTTTGTAAGTTTCGAATTCTTCATTAGTTTATCTCCCTTGCCCATTCACCTGGTGCATAAAATTCTGTTGGATTTCCATTTTCATTAGTATGTCTAGGACCTCTAATGGAATAATTGTAAGGATTAATAAATGCTCCTGGATATTTGAACATTCTTTCTAAAACTTTTCTTGCCTTGTTTAAAGTAAATGGTCCGGCATAATCCGTAGTAGATTCTAAACCATCATCACCTAAATGTAATTCTGTGATATAGAACTGTTTTTTATTTTTTATCATTTCAACTCCTTGTTTCATACTTCATAATAACATGGATTGGATACCCGTCAACCTAGGGTCAAAAAATTGGTATATATAATGTAGGCTAAAAAACCTAGTAAAATAGCGACTAATTCGCCAGACCGAATGGCACTACATCTTGTGCCGATCTTTTTTTTTGACACAATATCTAGTGCCACAATATCTAGTAGTTGGTCTTATGTGATGATACTATATGTTAGAATATCGGCCAGACTGTTGGTTTGCCGTTTTTCTTTTTGTCAAACTGTTCTGAGTTTGGTGTGTTATTGGCCAAATCATCCAAAAATTTCTCTTCTTCAATTTGGTTTAATCTTTTCTCACTTGGAAATCTAATAACATTTTTAAATTGAGTGAACTTGATTTGTCTCTTCAACCAATCTATGTATTTCATTTTCGTCTTTTTGGTTTGATAGTTTTAGATTTTATTAATGGTCTTCTTCCTGATCTAACAGTCTTACCCATTCTTGGCTGTGAACCTTTCATCTTCTTAGGCTGAATAGATTTTAATCTTTGAGCACCGGCTCCTGTTCTTTTTGTTCGAGCAAGTTTCTTACCTGCCAACTTCGCTTTGATCTGTCTTTTCTTTCTTATCTTTGCTCCTTTAGCCGGATCTAATTTTTGAAAACAGGTTGAAGGTTTGGCAACTATTCTGCCTTTCCTTGGACCGCTCGTACATCTAAATCCTTTGGTTGGAGTTCCACCTTTTTTTCTTCTAAAAATTTGGCTCACACCTTCTGTGATTGCAGAGTGGTCGGCCTGCTCTAAAACTTTACCGTCAATCATCTCCGGAATGATGTCAACCTCTTGTACCTTTTTTCTTTGTGGCACATGATCTTGTGGCACTATATCTTGTGTCTCCGGTTCCGACTCGATACTATATATTGTGCCACTAGATGTAGTATCTTCAGATTTTTTTGGTACTATGAATTCTTTGATCTTCATATCAGTATTTATTGCAGGATTAGACCTTACAAGACCTTACAAGACCTTACAAGACCTTAACTAAACCTTACCTTAAACTACCTTAAGAGACCTTAAAGTAACAATATATTACAGGGTGCTACATTTTAACAAGATCAACTCAGTATGTTATATAGGTTAAATACAAGCACAATGAAGATATACGAGATTTATAACACTGATGAAAACATAGGTCCAGCACCAGCAGGTGTGTGTTCTAAACCAGCATCATCATTACCAGCATCGTGGATATCTTCTTGTAAGTCACAGGGCAAAAGAAAACGTACAGGTAACCGTAGTGAAAAGATACGTGGCAAGACACAAAAGGTTGCAGGAAAAAGAGTCAAAGGTAAAAAGTACGGCGGTCCTCTACCAGATTATTCAGCATAACCAATAAAACCAAAGACCTAATAGCGAGCCAATAGCGAGCCATAATTAAGCATATGCAAATAGGCTTTATAGGATTAGGCAAACTGGGTATGCCATGTGCAGAAGCAGTCTCCGACAAAGGATTTAATGTACTTGGTTATGACATACTACCTAAGACCAGCACAAAGATAGATATAAAAGATTCAATACAAGAAGTTATAGAACAATCAGATATTGTATTTGTTGCAACTCCTACTCCACACGAAGAAGGATACGATGGAAGAAACCCTACAAGTCATCTGCCACCTAAAGACTTTAACTATGATTCAGTAAAAGAAGTTTTAAAAGAATGCAACAAGTATGTTAAGAATGAACAAACACTTGCATTAATATCAACTGTACTGCCAGGAACAACAAGAAGAGAACTTGCTCCACTGATCACAAATACAAGACTGATTTATAATCCTTATCTAATTGCTATGGGTAGTGTAGGTTGGGATATGATTAATCCTGAAATGATTATTATAGGAACAATGAAAGGCAATCTAGTTACAGCCAATAGAGCAAAACATCTCTTGCATTTCTACGGAAGGATATGTGATAACAATCCTAGAATAGAATTTGGCACTTGGGAAGAAGCAGAAGCAATTAAAATATTTTACAATACTTTTATTAGTACTAAAATCTCATTAGTTAATATGGTGCAAGAAGTTGCACAAAAACTGGGCAACATGGATGTTGATGTTGTGACCAAAGCACTGGCAAAAAGCACACAAAGAATAAACAGTCCTGCATATATGAAAGCAGGTATGGGAGACGGTGGTGCTTGTCATCCTAGAGATAATATTGCATTACGTTGGTTAGCAAAAGATATAGGATTAGGATATGATTTGTTTGAAAGCATAATGACTGCACGTGAAAAACAAGCAGAAAATATGGCACTTGAAATATTAAAACACGGCAACAACATATACTTTACTTCAGACACATACAAACCAGGCACACAATTAATAGATGGATCATACTCATTGCTCGTGCAATATTATGTTAAAAAACACGGTGGACACCTTGTAAATGGCTTTGATAACCCTGTACAAGTAATCGTACGAGTACATGAAACAGACCAAATAACAGCAGATAATAACACTATAATATTTGACCCATGGAGGACATATCCTAAGGGAGATAATGTAGTATATTATGGTAAATAAGTACATATAGGAGAAACAACAATGGCAAACTCGGATAATACATACGGAGTACACAACAAACAGACGAAGATAATGGTCCAAAAACAGCATCAGGCTGATTCATCTTGGGACGTTGTTTCGCAAAGTTTTAGTGGAAACCTAACAACAGCCAAAAACTTTTTCCTAACTGCTGAAGCACAGGCTTGTATCAACGACAATGGAACGCAGGTACAATTTGCTATTACAGGCGACGGCAATGGACTAAAATGGACAGTTGCATTTGGAACTGTTACAAATCCTGCTACAAAATCTTGGGCAACAAAATTTACAGAAGCCAAAGATGCATTAGTTTCAGGAGATGGATGGGCACCTTCCGCTCTTACTACAGACTGGGTTCAAGCAGACGAAGGTGGAACTGGTGCAAAACAATGGTTCATTGAAGACGACTCAGATCATTTATTTTAATCATTTACCACAGGACATAGCACAAACAAAATTACATTTATTTGTTTGCCACGACTCTTTTATTTGAGGGAAATCTTTTATTTCAACAAAAGGCAAAGAAGGCAAATCAAATCCTTGATAACAACACGGACCTATTCTTCCTCGAGCATCAATATAAACTGTTGATCGTGTTTCGTGTTCACAGTCTATTTCATACACTTTCTCTTCAGGAAAAAAGTTTTCATGAGTCTTTTTATACCTATCAATCCCTGCAGGCACATCATATGGAGTTGGTTGTCTAGAACCATCTGCAGGTAATATCCAGTGTGTTATCTTGCCTTCTTTACTCAATGCTGGTCCATAATTCCTGCTATGATCTTCTACAAGAAACTCTTTGAATCCTAATTGTTTTGATAATTGTTTTGCTTGTTCTTGCTGATGGACATTATGTTTAAATGTTATAAACTTCCATGTTGCTTTACCTCCAGCATCAATAAACCATTTTACTCTATCCATAAGTTTATTCCATTCAACATCTTGTCTATATAAATGGTTTGTATCTTCAAGTCCGTCTATACTAAAAACTACTTCTACATTGTTTTTGGCTAAAGATTGCCAAGTGTTCTGTGTTCCTATACTACCGTTTGTTGTTATTGAAGTACGACAGTCGGTCATATTTGCTAGTTCAAGTATATTAGGATTCATCATAGGGTCACCTAAGTTGCCATTGAAATATACAAAAGTTCTGTTTGGAAATTGTAATAAACACTCTTGGAATTTGTCTATGCTTAAATGTAATTCAGGATAAACTCCTTCTACTTTGTATCCATAGAGACTTCTAGGACACAATGGACATCTTGCATTACAATAGGTGCTGGCCTCTACATGAATAGTTTTCATACTACTATTTAACGGCCACAAAAAAAGGGCGATAGTTGCCTACCGCCCCTTAGATCTAATTTAATTACGCAGAGTAATTAATTACTTTTCTGCCTGATTTTTTTAGTAATGAAATTATGTTTGACTTCATTTCTAAAGCAGATGACTTAGGTGCTGTACCTAAGATGTTTACTGTAAAATCTAAACCTTTAGATAACAACTTGTTAGTTGCAGTCTTTCTTGCAGTTGACTTAACTGCTAGGTTTTTAAACTTGATTTTACCACCGTGAACTTCACCGTTTACTTTATAAGCAGACGCCGGCTCCGCAAATACACCGATTTGCTTTGCTCTAGATTTGAAGTTTCTAGTGTACACAACGTATTGAGTTGAGTTTGCCATGGTTTTATTTTCCTTTTTAATAGAAGGAAAAAAAGTCTTAATCATGTTTTCTAACATTTTTGTCCTTTTGTTCCTTGGTTAATAAACGTTGCCGGAGTTTCAATCTCTGTTATCCTAACAACCATGCCACTATTATAATACAGGTTGTACTGAAAGTCAACCGTATGATGCTGGTAAAGGTAAACTAATTGTCTTTGATGCTTGGTACGTGGAATAGATCTATACCTTCGTCGAGTAATTTCTTTGCTTCTTTCTTTGAAGCAGTGCCATAGAACTCTTGATTTCTTTCACCTTTGTGTGCTTTACGTGCCTCTTTAGGAAACTCGTTACCAACATTTTCAAAGTTTTCTTTGACGTGTTTCTCTAATGACTTTAATAAAGATCTTGCTCTGCCTCCCATTACCATTTGATCTCCTGCCATGTTTAAAACATTTTCCCTGCCACGTTCTCTAGGAGATTTTTGATTAGATTTTTTACCAATGTTTGGCATTTGAATATCTTTACGCACTTTGGTGCTGTCGCACATAGGACATACTAATTGTCCTTTTGCTAATTGATTTTCATAGTCTTCACTTGTTGGAAACCAACCTTCAAAACTTGCATCACATTCACATATTAGTTGGTACTTGATCATAATATTATTTACTATTATACGGTTGACAGAAATATTTGTCTAGTATATTATTTAGAATGCGTATAGGATCAGCAAAATATGAAAGAGGCCCGGGTAAAAGAACATCTCAAGGCAATAGGAAGAAGTCAAAACGTAGCAGTATGAACAAATCAAGAAAAAGATCATTCAAGGCTTACAATGGACAAGGAAGATAAAGATTTTTTAAACAATTCTCAAAGAGAACAAAAAGATTTAGAACAATCTATGAAAGAATCGTTTAGACAAAGAGATGAAAGAGTACAAGCAGAAAAAATTAGGAAACTCGAAGCAGAAGTTGGTAATTTAAGAGTACAAAACGCAGACTATTCTCAAATAGTACAAGAACTATCAGACAAACTAGAAAAATATAATACAAAATATGGTAGTGTGTTTACGAAAGGTTCTTCAAAGAAAACATAACTGCGTCTTTTTTAGTTCTAAATTTTAGTGTAGTATAATCTTCCATATAAACTCTACTAGGACCATACTCCTTTAATAACATTTCCAGTTGTTCATCATATGCCCTAAACGGTTCTCTTTCAGGAATACCAACCTTCGTCCCCCAACAGAGAGGCCACCAATACAAAGGATTATTTCCGTATACTTCTACTATCATAGCAGTTGGCACCACAACAAGCAATACAGGAATAATAGTTAATGGCTCTTGCCACCAAACAAGTTTATTAAAAAACATATCAACTAGATGCACTATGCCCCACCATATACCTACAACAAATCCTAATATGCCTAATACTATACCTAAGTCTTCGTCTTCATCCGGACCATGACCCATGTGAATTTCATGGTGAGTTCTGTATTGTATAAATTTGTTTGGATTTTTACGTTGTTTTTTAGGTTGTTTTTTACGTTTTGCTTTCATATACACTGTAATATTTAACATTTACCATTATCCACGTTGATTTATATTACAAATATGTTATAATATCGAGTAAATACTGAAAATGCAGAAACAAACAAAAAGTATCCTGGAAGAATTAAGCAACATTTCCTTTACTAAAGACAAGGAAAACGTGGTTGAAAGCCGTGCATCTCACATACTAGAGTCAGCAATTAGACTAATAGGTTATATCAGAGAAAACTTTGACCAAGATACAGCATTTAAATTAGAAAAAAAGTTTCATTCTGCAATAAAAAATATGGACGCATCTAAGTTTTCTAAAGGTGTTAATAGAATTAAAGAAAACAAAGACATCAAAGACAACGTACTTAAAATCAAAGACGGCGAATACAAAGAGGATTAACAATGTTAATAGAAGATGTCCTAACAGAATTTAAAAGGACACACCTAGAACATATAGAAGATATAATTTTATATGACGGATTTGATGGCGGTAAAAGAGTTGTAGATTATTTCCGTGCTTTACTGGTTACACTACAAGGTACTTCAGCAGAATCAATGTCAGTGTCAGTTAAATGGGATGGTGCTCCAGCAGTTGTTTGTGGTATACACCCTGAAACAGGAAAGTTCTTTGTTGCAACTAAATCAGCATTTGCTCAAAATGCCAAAGTGAATTATACTAAAAACGATATTGCAAAAAATCATGGCACAGATGATTTAGGACAAAAACTTTTAAAATGTCTTGTACACTTAAAAAAAATAAACATACAAGGAGTAGTACAGGGCGACTTATTATTCACCGATGATGATATAACAAGAAAAAACTTTAACAATGTTCCACACATAACATTTACACCCAACACTATTACATACGCAGTTCCAGAAGATTCAGACTTGGGTAAACAAATTGACAGAGCAAAAGTAGGAATAATATTTCATACAACTTACTCAGGTGAAACACTTGCAGACATGACAGCATCAGCAGGTGCAGATGTAGAATCATTTGGTGCGTCAGCAGATGTATTTTTTGACAATGCAACTTACAAAGATGTATCTGGCTCTGCTAAATTTACAGCAGACGAAACAAAAAAATTCATGAATGGCATTGAGAAATTAGAAGCATTACTACAAAATGTTCCTAGGGATTTACAAAGCCAACTAGGACAGAACAAAGACTTTGTGCCTATGTTTCAAATGTATATCAATGCAATGGTTAAACAAGGACAGTTACCATCTAATGTAAATCAGTTCTTGCAAGGATTTAAAAAGTTTTATGCAGATAAAATGCAACAACAAATTGCAGGACTAAAAGCACAAAAGGCATTGGCATTAAGACAAGACAAAATGAAACAGATGCCTGCATTCCTAAACAGAGCAAAGAAACCTTTACAAGCGATGTTGACTTTTTATAAAGCAGTACAACAACTAAAAGGTTTTGTTCTTAAGAAGATGAACCAAGCAATGGCAATTGGATCATTCCAACAGACAGATAAAGGATTAGAAGTTACAGATCCAGAAGGATTTGTTGCTGTTGATAAATCAGGTAATGCTGTTAAACTTGTAGATAGATTAGGATTCTCAAGAAGAAACTTGACTGCTGTCAGCAAATTCCAAAAAACTAATTAAAGTTTTATTAATCTGTTCCTGTAATTTTTCTTTATTAAAAAATGTATCGTAATTGTGTTGTCTAAGTGCAATGGTTTGCAAATACAAATCTTGCCAATCTTTAGAAAGTAGATCTTTACAAAGTTTACAAATTGCATCTACTCTCTTATTGCCATCTTGTTCTAAATCATAACTCTCATCAAAATAATAACCAAAAGTTTTAAAACCCATTTCTCTTAACTTTTGCAAATACAGATAGTTTCCATGCACTACAAATATTTGTTGAGCAATTATAGGTTTCCATATTTTTTCTGTCATAAAAACATCAGTGTTATTATCGTTTGTTTCAGATATTAAATTATACTTTGTATCATTATAAGGCTTCTCAAACATATCTTGGTCTTTACCCATTTTAGGATAGTCTTGTGCCCATGGCAACTCGTATTCAGCAGGTAACTTTATTTCTTTATCCCAAAATGTATGCAAACTGTTTGACATTATATCTTGTACTTTTTCGTATAAAGCAAATCTATGTGGCCTAGATTGTTTATTCAAATATAAAAAATCATATTTTTTGTTTTTATGATTAAAGTTGTAATTGTTATTCAGATGTTTTCTATACATATAAAACCAAAACCAACTTACATCACCTGTCCATAGTATATGTTCTATATCTATTTCTGGATATGATGGAGTTTTTTCTAAGTTGTCTATGCTTTCCCATGGGTTCGCTTTAATAAAAACAAAGCCTTGACTGTGTAATAAATCACAACGTCTTTGCAATTCCTCATGGAATTCCTTATTATCTTTAATTCTTATATTTGCTATTCTAGTATCAATTATAGCAAATCTTCTATCATATGAGTCTATATTAAAATTATGTAAAGTATAGTATTCTCCAGTACATTCAAAAGACTGACCTTTTAAAGTGTGCATATCTATAAATTCTTCAAAATCCTGATGATAACCAGTTTTCATTACATCGGTTAATATAAAATTACGTTGCATAGGTTCTATAAATATGTGTATGTTAACACCCTTTTTACAGTATGTATCTGAAGCAAGAGTTGTAAGACGACAAAGCGACCTACAAAGATATACGTTTCAGGAAATTACCGAACGTATATACTTGTCATTTTTAACACTAACTTTGTTAAGAAACTTTAGTCAGACAGCAGGATTTGTTAAATCTTATGCAAATCAAACACTGGCATATGGATCATTTGATAGAGTGCGATCAACTTCTAATGATTTACATAACATGATGGCAGTAGTGGTAGGAGACCCAGCGATTACCAATAAGTTAGCAAATAAAAATCAAGCAATGGCATTGAGACAAAGAAGATCTGTACCTGAACTTGCCATGAGAAGATACCTAAGAGATTTTAAAAACAGTTATTCATTCCTAACCAAACTAGAACGAGCATTAGGAATTAGTAATATGGATTACAGTAACTTGAGAAGAGCAATAAGTGACTACGCAAAACTAGATTCAAAAAGAAAACAAGTAACAACAACAAGATTGTTACAGGCATTAAAAGCAAAACTGCCTGGAACAGACTTACAAAGAAAAGCACAAGAGTTTGCTGACAAACAAAAATTAGAACTAGACGACGTAATTGATGCAGAGAGAACTCAACCAGGTGTTAAATTAACTCCAGATGAGATGTCTGCATATAGAATATTAGTTGGAGCATCTAATGTAAGACGTGCCAAAATAGCCGCAGATATGATTAAACAAGGCAAGGCAGTTCCAGCACCTATCATGTCTGCTTATGCACCTATTGTAAAAATGATAGACGACATAGCAACAGGTGGATATACTTTTGTAAAACTACTTCAATCGATACATGACAGAGCAAGAAAAAAGTAAATGTTATAGATGTTCGTGCAGACCGCACTGCGATGGCAGTTGCAAGAACTGTGAAAACTGTGATACTTGCGATTGTCCAAAATGTTTGCAGAGATTTCACGTAGACGGGTAGAATAAATATTGGTGTATGGCAACACCAAATAATTTTAAAGTAACTGACGCTATCGGTAGCACTGACAACTTTGCAGGTGCTGAAGTAAAGTTCTTTCATATAACTTTAATTCAATCTGACAGTTCAGTGTTAGATATTAGAACAGAATTAGATTATGATGAAACAATGCATAATTTAATTAGAACAATTTTGCAAAGAGGTACAATATTATATCAACGTATTGACAATGCCGCATCAGGCAGAGTAGACATCACAATGGAAAGACCTGGCTGGACAGCGGCCACACTGCAAACAGCAATAAGAGACATGGGTGATAGTGTTGGAGTTAATAATAAGTCAGTTTCGCTGTCTGTAGTGGCAGAAACCGAACTAAAATTGGATAATTCGTAATATTATCGCTTAATTTACCAATCTTTACCATAAATAGATACAAATGTCTCCGGAGCGGAGACATAGTCATTAAAATCAGAGAAATAGGAGGATTAAAAATGGCATACGACAACACACTACCAGCGGGCGGTCCAGGAAACTTTAAAACACCAAACCTTGCACATGAAGGCGAAGGATGTAGAGTTGACTTCATCACCGTTGACTATATCAGTGACGTGTCAGGAGAGGTAACACACTCTTTGGCATCGGCGAACACTGCGGCTCTTAAATTATCTATTGAAGCAATCCAGAACCAAGGAGTTAATATCCTAGGTATGGGTGCATTAGGTAACTCAGACACAGAGCAAACTTACATGGTTAGAGCAGACGCTTTAGACACTATAAGTTCAACAACAACAGTAGCGGCAATCCAAGCGGCAGTAAGAGCATTGGACGCCCTAACACCTGACAAAGTAACAGCAACAATATCATCTGCAACAGCGGCTGATAGAGATATGTCTGATACACAGGTAGCATAATAGTATAAACTAGAGGAGAAATAGAATGGCTTATACAGGATCAAGTGTTGCAGGTGGAGAAGGTAATACAACTTTTCATGCAACATCAAAATATGACGGCATGGGTAAAGAATTAGAATTCTTTACAATCGACTACGTCGATGCCATGAACGCTCAAACGGCAAAAGGTGCTGACCAAAATACAGGTGAAAACTGTGTTAGAATATACGGTAACATTGTAGCGGCAGGCCCTTTAGCAGACAGTAACACGCAAAAAACTTATATGACTGAAGGAACTGACAACTTTGTTGGTTCTCAAGCAACTACAGGTACAGGTGCGTTTACTTTAACAGAAACAACAAGCGGTGGATCATTAGCAACTTTGCAAACGGCTCTTAGAGCAGTTTCAGGTCAAAATGGTTCTACTACTGCAACTCACACGCAATTAGCGGTTCTAACTGCGGCAGTTGTAGCATAAGGATAAGGAGAAATAAATTATGCCAGCAACAAGTAATGCAACAGCAAATATGTCTAGAAGACAATCTTTCAATGGTAAAGGTTTAACTTTCATTGAAATGATCTTTGACGACGAAGTAGCAACAACGGCAACAACTCCGGACACTAAAGACAGTGCTTTTGAAATTTGCAGTGAAATCATCCAAGAAAAAGGAACTTTACTAGCAAAATCTTATTCATTAGGAAACAAATGTACTGAGAAAGATGCGGCGGCGGCAGGTTCAATGACTGAAGACGAACTTATTGACGTTTACACTTTCATAGTTGAAGGAACGCCAGGTCAATACAACACAGCAGACTCGGCTGGAGACATTAACATGGATCCAGGTCAAGCAGACTCAAGTGACCCAGGTGTTATTGCAGATGCAGAAGCGGATTTAGAAACAGAAATTCTAGCAAGACTTTCTGAGAACGATTCAGCGGCATCAGTACACGTTGACGTAAGATACATACCAGCAGATGGAGTTACATCAGCAGGTGAAGAAATCGTTTACGGTGTAAACAGTGCTAGAGTTAACGGTTAATAGTTAATTCATAGAAACTAAATTACCAAAAGGGCGGATCTTTTATTAGGTTCGCCCTTTTTCTTTTGAGTAAATATCCAAAAGGAGAATTCAATGGAAGAGAAAAAAATTGAAAAATTCGCAGTAGAGATCTGTGTTGGAGATAAGATAGAGATAGGACGTTTTCATCTTGCCAATCAAACAATTAAAGCAATAACTTTAGACAAATGGGGACACCCTATTATTGAAACAAGTGGTGGCAGAAAAACAGGTATCTTTGCAAAGAGATTAAAAAAACTTATACCAGAAGACGTTAAGAGAAACGTTGACGAAAAAGAATATAAGGAAGAGTAATGCCCACACCAATAGAAAATACGTTAGCAATTATCTATTCTCCAGAAAATAAAATGAGGGAGAAAGATCCTTACATATATGATATACCAGAATCAAATTTGTGTTGGTTACATAATTGTGGATCAGCGGCAAAGTCCACACTACAATGGCTTAAAAGAGACTATGGCGGATTAAGAAAAATGGATGAAACTGAATTAAAAGCAAACGAAAAACCTGCTTTTGTTTTATTACATGAACCAGAATATAGATGGTGGACAGGTGTTATTGAATGGGGAACTTGCTTTGATGACTACGCATGGTTTAAAAATGATAGAATTATGGAATGGTGGCCACACTTTGATAGATTCACACTAGCACCGTGGGAACTTATTGAACAGGTTAAAGTAGATCATTATATAAAAGTTGGTCCAGATCTAAATGAAAGAATGCAAGATTTTGCCAGAGAACATAATCTAAAAATGTATGGAGAGTTTCCATATGTTAAACCTAGATGGAGAAATGTAAATTATATTAATAGAATGGCAAAAGCATTGAAGCCTGCATTAGAAAACTTAATGAGAAGAAGACCAGAATTAAGAAAAAAGTTAGATGAGTATTTAGAAAAAGATTACCAATATTACAATAAGGCAAAATAATAATGTATGAATTTAGAGTCCACACTCTTGTGGACATAACTGAGAATGGTGTTTTATCCAAACCGTTTCCTTTTAAAACACCTAGTGGAGAAGTAGTGCATGATAAACAAACACTTGCCATAGCAAGAAACCAAAATAATAATTTTAACACAATGCTACAACTCCTTCAGATAAGAGGTAACATCACTTGGGAAGTTCCACCAATGAGGACAAACGAAGTGCTAGGCAATACAGCATTTGGAACAGCATACGAAGGTAAACAAACCAGTTGGCACTTTATATTTTTTGCTGAACAAAACGAAGTATATGGTGATGTACAAAATCCTACAGGACAATTAGTAGATGACTTCCATTTAGTACCTATAATTAATTTTTGCAAAGAAACTGCTACATTTCCTACAAACACTTTCATTACACAAGATAGACGTCTAATAAACACGTACTTTTCATACGCAGGAGAAACAAATAAATAACAATGATTAAGGCAAACACACAGGCAGTAAAGGCTCATATAGGCAATGACACAGGCACAATTACAGGCTATAATTACGGAGGTACAACTCCTAAAAAGTGAGATAAGAAACTATATGAGTACAACTGAATTAGAAAAAACAAACTTAGAAGCACACGTAGATTTGTGTTCAGAGAGATATAAAGGTCTACACGATAGACTTTCAGCAATCGAAGTACGACTAGGTAAAATGAATGAAGAAATGACAGCAGGTCATAAGTCTCAAACAAAAACTATTATAGCAACAGCAGGTACAGTAGTTGCAGGTTTACTATCAACGGTAGTAGTAATCCTAATGAAAATGCCGGGTTAATATTTTTCACAATAAATGTTTATACAAATAGCACCGCGGGTACGTGTCTTTGTGTCTAGTAAACAGGTAGAGTTTATAGAGGCACACAGAGAAGGTACATTTCGCGACAAAGATTTGACACCAGAAGAAGTTGAAACAATAAAAGTACTTGCCGACAAGGCAATATTTGTTCGTAAAAAACTTGACAACGGTATGCAATATGCTTTAAATAGAAGTATAAGGTTTGTGAAGAATGCCACTAAAAAATAAACAGGAACTGGTAAGACAGATTGAGGCCTATGGCTTAAAGCATAAGTTGGCCGAACTTGCACGTAAAGAAGAAGCAAAACGACCATTCCGTCATTTACCAAAACAATTTTCAAAAGGTATCTTAATTGGTAATATTGCTATTGTTCCTAAAAAGCACACAGGTACAAGATATGTGTATGTGATTGCAGATATGATAGAAGCAAAAGTTTTATACGAAGATATAAACTTAAAACAAACAGCAATTCTTGTAGCACATCATCTAGCAGATAACAAAGTACCACCTAATCATATATTAGACCATGACACGCATTTTGCATCTAAACTGTTTGAAATACAACTTGCAAAAACAAGGGTAAAACAAGCAAGAAAAGAACGAGACGAATCACAAGCAGAGATATATCTACAGCGATTAGACGATGCTAACCACTATGCAGACGAATATAAGGCTAAAATACAAGAGATTTTCACACAGACGTTTGGAGGATAAGTAATAAATAACGTTATGCAAAGCACAGAACTAACAAAACCTATAACAACTGAATCTTTACTAAAAGAGTTTGAAACTAGATTTAATCAAACTATGGAATTAAGCAAGTTTACAAAGGAAGAACTGGAAGACTATGCAAACAAAATTAGAACTAAAATCCACGACATAACACAAAACACACATTTTGGCAGAGAACTAAAAGATGACAGTTATCAAAAAAGTCAAATGATGTTAGACGTGGTTAATCAAGCAATTAAAGAATACAGCGACAAAGAAAAAATGGCGGCAACATCGGCTATTAGTGCTAAAGACAAATTAGATAAAGGAATGGCCCTGAATCCAGTTGAAAAGAAAGTAGTTAGCAAACTAATGACAAAAGAAGGTGTTGAAGAACAATCAGAATTAATATTAGCGGCCAAGGACATGATGGATAAAGTTACAGGGTACTTGGAAGATCTAGCAACAATGAAGACAGAAGGTATGCTAGAACTAGCAGACAGAATCAGAGACGAAATGGGAGCAGACAAGGCAGATGCTTTCATGCAAAAAATCCAACCAGCGATTGAACAGGCGGAGGCAACACTCACAACAACTCGACAAGAGTTAGATAACGGTGTAAGAATATTGACCGGAGAGGAAATGGCTTCAGAACCTATGGGCGCCGATGACACGATGAATATGGATACAGATCTAGACTCACTTGACTCAGAAACAGATGCAGAGACAGATGAGTTTGGAGCCTCTGATGCCGAAGCAGGTGGCACAGAACCTGAAGGCAGAGAGCAAAGAGAATCCAAAGAAGTATTTGAACAATCAAATAGAATCTATGGCAAACTAGCGGGGAAGTAAATCCCGTGAGATTTTTTGAATTTAAACCTAATAAAGATTTAGAATCAGCATTGGTTAACACCTTAATGAATATGAAAGGTGATGCTGACGAAAAAGATCAATCAAGTGAAATAAGTTTTGATGCTGTAAAAAGCATAATGTCTAACACAGGATATCCTGCGTTCAATTACGATCTGTTTAAACAAATGTATGACAACGGTGAAACATTAAAAAATGTTGTAGCAGATTTCGATCAAGAAAAAATAGTAATCAAAACAGACAAAGAATCAGAAGCAGATCCAGAAATGGATTTTGATAACCAAGGTTCTACAGATAAAGTTAAGCAGATGGCCAAGTCTGCAATGAAACGTAGACAGTAATCAATAATTACTAATATGCCTAGCAACTATATAACGGTTGATACCATCAACCATATCAATGCCGAACTATCTAATTACTGCAACGCGGCTTGTCCAATGTGTGCAAGGTTTGATGCAGAACAAAATTTGGTAAAAGAAATTACCAATAACAAGCATACTACACTAGATGATATCAAAAATAAAATTGGTAATAGAGTTATAAAAAATCTTATAACTTTTAGGTCTTGTGGCAACGTTGGTGATGGCACTATGAATCCAGAATGTGAACAGATATATGATTATGTAAAATCTGTTAATCCTACAACCAATTTATCTATTAATACAAACGGTGGGGCAAGGAACACAGACTTCTATAAGGAACTGGCCAAAATTGGAGTAAAGGTAATTTTTTCAATTGACGGATTAGAGGACACTAATCATCTGTATAGAAGAAATGTTAAATGGAACAAACTAATTGAAAATGTTAGTAGTTTCATCAGTATGGGTGGCAAAGCATATTGGGACTTTCTAGTATTCAAACATAATCAACATCAAATTGAAACTGCTGAAAAGTTAAGCAAACAATTAGGTTTTACATTGTTTAATAAAAAGACCACAACCAGATGGAACGACTTTGACAAGGATGGCAACTGGTTACAGAGAGATAAAATAGAAATAGATGATTACACATTAGAAAAACCACTAGAGAAAACTATTAAACACGTAACTAGGCAAAGAGTCGTTAAGAGTTTTCCTATAAAAGATATTGATAACAAAAGAGATGTCAAAGTACAAAAGGTAACCACTAATAAAATTCGTTGTCATTCATTTGCAAACAATAATATAGAAATATTTTTACACGCAAATGGTAATGTAAGTCCTTGCTGTTGGTTGGGAGATTTAAAAATACACGAATCAAAAAACATTATCAAAGACTATGCAAGTGTTAATATACGTCATACACCATTACAACAAATACTAGACGGATATTATTTCAACGAGATATGGAAGGGCGTACAAGGACAAGTTCAAAATTATAAATTAACTACTTGTCAAAATGTATGTAGATACAATGGGTAAAAGTTATTGTGCTAAACTGTGGAATCATCAGTACATTCACATGAGCGGAAGTTTTAGATTGTGTTGTGCTACAATGGATAACATAGAAGATGGTAATGGCAATCGTCTACATATCAACAATAATTCTCTTGAAAATACTTGGAACTCTAATCAAATAAAAGATATTAGATTAAAAATGATTAAGGGTGAAGATATTTCTTCTTGTTCTAAATGTGTTGAACAAGAATCTAGAGGTTATAAGTCTATGCGTGAATCACAAGACATGGAGAAAAATTTTGCCTTAACCAAAGAAGATGGTGCAGTAGATGTTATGCCCACAACAATGGAATTACACTTTGGTAATCTTTGTAATTTAAAATGCAAAATGTGTGGACAACAATATTCAAATCAAATAGGAAAAGAACTGCTTGAAATAGGAAAAGATGATAATGATTTTCTAAATTGGATTTACAAAGAAAGTGGTAATGTTAATATATGGACTAACAATTTATCTGTAGAATATAAATGGTTTCAAAATAAAAAAATTAAAAGTAAATTGTTTGAATACATTTCTCAACATATTAATAGTTTAACAGTTATAGGAGGAGAACCTACTGTGATTCCAGAATTCTGGGAACTGTTTGAATACTTAGAACAAAAGGATACTTTAAAAAACTTATCTATTACCCTTACAACAAACCTTACTAATGTAAACCCTAAACTAACAAACTGGCTACCCAAACTAAAAAGTTGGAAGGTGTGGGCGAGTGTTGATGGTATTGATAAACGAACAGAGTACATAAGATATCCTAGTAACTTTAAAAAAGTTTGTGAGAATCTAGAGTTTTACAAAAACCTATTAGGAACAAACGGTAACATTACATTAAGTCCAGCAATACAATTATTAAACATAGATCAGTTAGATGAAATTCTAATATGGTGGCTTAAATTTTGTGATGGAAAACTTGGAAAACAATTAGATGTTTCTTGGATGGCTCAAGTTTGGTATCCTACAATATGCAATTATGATATAGCACCAAAATCTTATAAGATAAAAGTTGCTAATAAATTAAAACAATCATTAACTTTGTTTAACCAGTATGATCAAATAAAGACCTTTTATAAAAACCAAATTGATAACTTATCTCAAGATGTTTGTAACTTCACAGATAGAAAACACTTTCAAAAAGCATTTATTAGATATAACGATACGCAAGATAAACACAGAAATAATACTACTTGGAGAGAGTTATTGCCTGAACTAGAATTAGCATTGACAGATAGTATATCATAAACTATAATATATAAATGAAAATTACCGAAGATGTGTTAAAAAGTAAAGGCATTGCCTACATACAGAGATATCCTTACGAGGAACTAGAAAAAGTTACCAAAAATCGAAAAAGGCATTATGAAACCCCAGATGGTAGACAAGTGCCCAGTGTAACCACAGTGCTATCTGCTACAAAAGATATGACACATTTAAACGCCTGGAAGAAAAGAATAGGCGAACAAAAAGCACAACAAATTGCAACTGAGTCTGCAAACATAGGAACAGTTATGCACGGCTCATTAGAAAAACACGTAAAAGGTATTGAAAGAAAACCTGGTTCTAATCTTATACATCAAAAAGCACACGCAATGGCTAATGTTATTATTGATAACGGATTAAAAGATGTAAGTGAAGTATGGGGTTCTGAAGTTTCATTACACTATCCTGAACTGTATGCAGGTACAACAGATTTAGTTGGTGTGTACAAAGGTGCTCCAGCAATAATGGATTTTAAACAAGCACGTAAATTAAAAAAGAAAGAGTGGATTGAAGACTATTATCTTCAATTAGTTGCATATTCTGAAGCACATAATAAACTTTATGACACGCAAATAAGTGCAGGTAGGATTTTTATATGCACACAAAATAACGAATTTCAAACGTTTGAAATAGACAATTACGACCATTGGGTTGGACAATGGTATGCTAAATTAGAACAATACTACAAGTCTATCCTTTAATAAATAACTGTATTATGCCGATAGTACAGATATCAAGAATACAACACAGACGTGGAAAAAAGACTGATTTGCCACAATTAGCCGCTGGAGAATTAGGCTGGGTAGTTGACGATCAAAGACTTTATATTGGAAACGGTACTGTGGCAGACGGTGCTCCAGCAGTAGGCAACACAGAAATAATGACTTCTGGCTCAGCAGGTTTTACAACATCACTATCATACACATACAAAGGATACTTGGGAGATTCAACACCAGTAGGAACAGGTGCATCAGGCGATGTTTCAAGAACTTTACAAGCAACATTAGATGATTATGTTTCAGTAAAAGCCTTTGGTGCAGTAGGTGATGATTCAACAGCAGATGCAACTGCAATACAAAGAGCATTAGACGAATTATATTCAGACACAGATCAAGATGATACAAGAGCAAGAAGAATATTATTTTTTCCTGCAGGCATATACAGAATTAGTACAGCATTAACTATACCACCTTACGCACATTTAGTAGGTGAAGGTCCAGACAAAACAATTATAAGAAACTCAGGTAACAATGCAGTTATAGTTACTGAAGATGATGACGGACAAACTTATGGTAGCATTGGTGGAAGTAGTGCAACAACTCCAACACAAATTCAAATAGAAAACATGACTTTTAGAAACACAGTTGCATATGGTGGAGCATCAATTGATAATGCAACTCATGTGTATTTTAATAAGTGTAAGTTTCAAGGTTCATATGCATCAGGTGGTGCAGATGCATCAAATTCAAAAGGTATAACAGTTAGATCAACAACTGCTCTACCTTGTTCAAATATAGTTTTTGATCAATGTCAATTTACAAAATTTGCTAGACTGGTTGATCTATCATATGATGTAACAAATATGAGATTTTCTCATTGTGATTTTGCAACTTCTTATTACGGTGCAATGGTTGGTGAATCCATGGACGGATCAACAAACGGATTAACTAAAGGTCCTAGAGGTGTACACTTTGCAGGATCAAGTTGGAGTGATATAGGACAACAAGCAATTTATGTTAAACCGGCATCAGGTGCTGACTCAGGAGTAGGTCCAAGAAATATTGTTTCATATGGTAACTGGTATGCAGAGACAGTTGGAAATAATTTTGAAGGTGTTCAATCAATAAATGAAGTTCCTGTAATACAATTTGACAATGACGAATGTACATCTATACTAGACTTTTTTGAAAGAACTTCACAAAGAGATACTAACTTTGGAGATTCAACAGATCCTTCAAACACACCACCAGAAGTACAAGGAATAGGATTACATACAAAAGCAGTTAAACAAATTACTTTATCAGACAACACATCGTCGGCCACCGATACAGGAATATACCTTCCTGGACTAAATGATAAGGGTGTAAAAATTACTTACAAAATAAACAGAGGTACAAATTATAGAACAGGAATATTAACTATAAGTGCCGCAGGTGAATATGCATCTTACAATGATGATTATGAAGAATCCAATGGTGATGCTGGTGTAACACTGACAGCAAAAACTTCAGATGGTGATTCAACTGCTGGTAACGACACTATAAGAGTACAATACACAACCACATCTTCGTCAAGCACAGACGCAACGATGGAATACCAAGTTCAAATCCTAGTATAAAATCACAAGTTGTGATAATTAATCCGTAGACAAAAACTTTTTTTTATCATATTATTAGCATATAATAAAAAAGTCAAACGATAACCGAGTTTGATGATTACGAACCATGATAAAAATTTTAAAATACGCACAAAAAACTTATAAACCGGAAAACAGATAAATATGGATACAATAAAAACTAAAATCAAAACGAGGCTAACGAAAACTCACATGACGACCACCAACTCTTCTAGAATCAAAGTACAAAAAAGAGATGGTAGGCTTGAACCGTTAGACATTAATAAAATTCATTTCGTAGTTGAAGAGGCTTGTGAAAACTTGCCTGGTGTTTCAGCATCACAGATTGAAATGAATGCCAACATACAATTTTATGATGGCATGACTACAAAAGATATTCAAAACGTTTTAGTACGTTCAGCAAATGATTTAATAACTTTAGAAAATCCTAACTATCAATACGCCGCGGCAAGACTTTTATCCTATGACGTAAGAAAAGAAGCACACGGACAATACGAATACATTCCATTATTAAAATTAGTTTTAAGAAATATTAGATTAGGTGTCTACGATAAAGGCATTGTAGAAAAATATACTAAAACAGATATTAAAAAACTAAACACATGGATACGAAGAGACAGAGATTTAAACTTTACATACTCAGGATTAAGACAAGTTGTTGACAAGTATCTTGTACAAGACAGAAGTTCAGGACAACTTTATGAAACACCGCAAGATATGTACATGATGATTGCGGCAACATTGTTTGCAGATTATCCTGCAAAGAATAGAATGAGTTATGTTAAAAAATATTATGATGCAATTTCATTACACAAAATTAATATTCCAACTCCGGTTATGGCAGGAGTAAGAACACCTATTAGACAATTTGCTTCTTGTGTTCTTGTTGACAGTGATGATACACTTCCTTCTATCTTTTCAAGTGATATGGCAATTGGATTATATGTTGCCAGAAGAGCAGGTATAGGAATTAATGCAGGACGTATTAGAGGAATTAATTCTAGAATAAGAGGTGGTGAAGTACAACACACAGGAGTGATTCCATTCCTTAAAAAGTTTGAATCAACTGTGAGATGTTGCACACAAAATGGAGTACGTGGTGGAAACGCAACTGTACACTTTCCAATATGGCATCCTGAAATAGAAGACATTCTAGTTTTAAAAAATAACAAAGGTACAGAAGACAACAGAGTAAGACGAATGGATTACTCAATACAAATTTCTAAATTGTTTTATGAAAGATTTATTAGCGACGAAGATATTAGTTTAATATCACCGCACCTTGCTCCAGGATTATATGATGCATTTGGTACAGAAGACTTTGATGACTTGTATGAAAAATATGAAGCAGACAAAAAGATTCCTAAAAAAACAGTAAAAGCACAAGATTTATTTTTTGAACTATTAAAAGAAAGAGCAGAAACTGGTCGTATCTATATAATGAATATTGATCACTGTAACTCACACTCGTCTTTTAAAGACAAAGTTTCAATGTCAAACTTATGTCAAGAAATTACATTACCTACTGTTCCAATACAACACATAGATGACGACCAAGGAGAAATTGCACTTTGTATTCTTTCCGCTGTTAATGTTGGATCATTAAAAGATGTAAGTGAACTAGAGAACTTATGTGATCTTAGTGTAAGAGCATTAGATCAAATTATTGATTATCAAGACTATCCAGTTAAAGCGGCAGAAGTTTCTACAAAAGCAAGAAGAAGTTTAGGTATTGGTTACATTGGACTTGCACATTATCTAGCAAAAAACGGTGTTAAGTATTCTGATCCAAAGGCTTGGGAACTAGTTGATAGACTATCTGAAGCATTCCAATATCATTTATTGAGAGCAAGTTGTGATCTTGCAGAAGAAAAAGGAAAATGCACAGGATTTGATAGAACAAAATATGCAGATGGTCAACTACCAATTGATCACTATAAAAAAGAAGTTGATAAAATTGTACCACACAAACAAAGAATGGCTTGGGAAAGTTTAAGAAAAGATATTGCCAAATATGGATTAAGACATTCAACACTATCAGCACAAATGCCAAGTGAAAGTTCTTCCGTAGTTAGTAACGAAACAAACGGAATTGAACCACCAAGAGCATTACTATCAATTAAGAAATCTAAAAAAGGTCCACTGAAACAAATTGCACCAGGTTATCCTAAACTTAAAAATGATTATACTTTGTTATGGGATATGCCTAGCAACGAAGGTTATATTAATGTTGTTGCAATGATGCAAAAATATTTTGATCAAGCAATATCGGGTAACTGGAGTTACAATCCATTACACTATGAAAACAACGAAGTACCGCTATCTGCAATGGCTCAAGATATGTTAACAGCATATAAACTTGGTTGGAAAACATCATACTATCAAAATACATATGACTTTAAAGGTGAAGAAGAGGAAGTACAACCAGCAGGATTAAGTGCAGTTGTTGAAGAAGACGAGGGAGAAGACGTTATACTAGAGCCAGAACAACCTGTTAATGGCACTGTAAACGGACACAGCAAGGTAAGTACTACCGCAGAAGAAGACGGTGAGTGTGAAGCCTGCACAATTTAACAAAATTATATTATGACAAAGACAGTTTTTAATCAGAAGGTCGTTGACTTCACAAAACAACCAATGTTTTTTGGAGAAGATGGAGGAGTACAAAGATACGACAATATGAGATATCCACAGTTTGATAAGTTAAATCAAACTATGTTAGGATACTTTTGGAGACCAGAAGAAGTATCACTACAAAAAGACAGAGGTGATTATCAAACATTTAGACCAGAACAAAAACATATATTCACATCAAACTTAAAATACCAAACACTGTTAGATTCTGTACAAGGCAGAGGACCAAGTCTTATGTTCTTACCTTATGTTTCTAATCCAGAACTTGAAGGTTGTATTGTTACTTGGGATTTTTTTGAAGCACTACACTCTAGAAGTTACACACACATTATTAAAAATGTTTATTCTAATCCAAGTGAAGTGTTTGATACAATATTAAATGATGAAGAAATATTAAAAAGAGCAAAATCAGTTACAGACAACTATAACAAATTTGGACAAATGGCTCAAGACTATGCAATAGGAAAGAAAGTTGATATGATTGAACTTAAAAAACAATTATATCTTGCAATGATGACTGTAAACTTGTTAGAAGGTTTACGTTTTTATGTTTCGTTTGCTAGTACTTTTGCATTTGGAGAACTTAAACTTATGGAAGGTTCTGCTAAAATACTTTCGTTAATTGCTAGAGATGAAGCAACACACTTAAACTTATCCACACACGTAATTAAAAATTGGTACAAAGGTGATGATACTGAAATGACCAAAGCAATTAAAGGCACAGATAAAATGGTAATTCAAATGTTTAAAGATTGTGTTGATGAAGAAAAAGCATGGGCAAAACACTTGTTCAAAGATGGATCTATCATAGGACTAAACGAAAGACTGTTAGGAACATATGTAGAATGGATAGCAAACAAAAGATTGAGAGCATTAGGCTTTGATCCATTGTATGACATTCCAGCAACACAAAATCCACTACCATGGACACAACATTGGCTATCATCTAAAGGTATGCAAGTAGCACCACAAGAAACAGAAGTAGAATCATACATTGTTGGTGGTATAAAACAAGACGTTAAAAAAGGTCAATTCTCTAAATTTAAGTTATAATAACAGCCGTTTTCTACTACTATAAATACTGTTATGCCAGCACGAGGAATATGTAGACACAGAGATATAGGAAGAACAGGTCACAAGTGTGACAGTAAGGCTCCGGTTATAGCCAGCCAGAGAAGAGTGTTTGCTAATGGTAAGCCAATTGCCAGAAGAGGCGATAGAGCAGGTCGACATACCATATTAAGAATGTGTGGCAAGAGGCCTTGTTGTAAACCTCACAGTGCAAAACTTAATAAAGGTTCTCGAACAGTTTTCATTTACGGAATAGGAGTTGGCAGAGTTCGTGATTCTTTTGATATGAAACATATGGTACAAGGATCACGTAATGTGTTTGCAGGATAAGTCATGACAGTTAATAAAGGTCTTAAATCAGTTGTTGAATCCAGTCCAAACTTTTCTAATCAGGCTTTAGAGAATGCAATTAATGAAATTAAAAATGTTGATAAGGACGATGGCTATTTGTGGATCAAATCTGCATTTGATATGGACACAGCAATACACGATAATACCGTATTAACTACAACACAAAAAAACGATGCACTAGAAACTTTATATAACGCACAGCCTCATCTACAAATTGGACGTTATCTTAACGATGTAATTAGACATACAGATACTATACTAGATGGTTCTATCATTCCGGGTGATTCTACAATCACAGGTACACCTGAAGACCAAGGACAAGGTACTTTCCTTGAATTATTACAATCAGTACAAACTATTCAAAATACAATACCAGATTTATACGGAGTACCTGCATCAGAAAAAAATAGAGATGTTAATGACCATTTTGGTAGTATTAATAATAAATTTTTAGAAACCGAAGACAGTTCAGCACCTGTGTTCACAAGATTAAAACAAACATTAGAACTAATAGACACAAATTCGAGAAGAATCAGTGCTCTAGCCACTGCCACAGCGGCGGTGAGATTTTCAAATAATGCGTTGGTCACTTTTTTGAATTCTCTAGTTGCAGACTCCACAGACTTCCAGACCTCTCTCGACAATGCGGTAAACACAGCCGCGGGTAACATGGCCAACTTACACAATCGAGTAGCCGCTCTTCCAGGAGATCGAACTATATCGTCAGGATCAAACCAAGCCACTATCTTGACCGCCATTAGAGAAGAAATTGAAAACCAAAGACTTTTAGAAATCTCTAACCTATCTGGCATAAGAACGTATCTTGACTCATTAACAGACAATACTGCATATGCAACGTTGGCTGAAGATACTGAATTAAGAAAACTAATGTCAAGAGTAGCACAGAATACAAGTTGGCAAACTTATTTTAACGACTATGAAAAAAATCTAGATTTTTTAAATCCTAAATACGATACAACCACTGATTCAGACAAAGCATCTATAATAGAACAAATTTTAAGAGAAAAAGGATTACCAGATGTATTAGATCATATAGACATTGTAGCAGTGTCTAACAAAGCAATAAAAAATAATAGAATTAATACGGCAGGGTTTGCCAAATTAACAGAAGAACAAATCATTAAAAAGTGTTGTGAACAATTGAGTATCAGAACTGACGGTACAGTATACAATCAAAGCGAAAGATTACTTAATAACCTTAATGCACATGATAGACAAGTAATTGCTGATGCTATTGATTTTAATGAAGACTCTAATACTTTAAGTTAAAGTTACAGTTCCGCCTGCTTCTTCCAAATCTTTTTTAACTTTTTCTGCTTGTTCTTTTTCAACTTCTTCTACAACTGCTTTTGGTAATGCTTCGACAAATTGTTTTGCCTCCATTAAACCTAGTCCCATTATTTCTTTGACTTTTTTAAGAACATTTATTTTTTTATCGCCAAAACCTGTAAGTGTAACAGTAGCAGTTGACTTTTCAACTACAGGTGCAGATGCTTGAGCAGGAGCGGCCTGTAGGCTATCCAAGTCTATGTTCCATTCCTTAGATAATTTTTTAGACAACTCTAGTGCTTCTAGCACAGTTAATTGTCCTAATTCTTTAACCAGTGTGTTTATATCGGCCATTATTTGCCTTTATTTTTTTTACTAGGTCCGCCCATGTAGTGTTCAGATGGCTCATAGTTCCATTTTTTACCATGATGTCCTCTGATATCTGCATAAAGCATTCTTAATCTAGCAAGTAATCTGACTAACGGGTTTTGACTTACTCTCACTCTACTTTCCTATCTTCTTTGATCTACCTAAAGGTAATTTTTGTTCTTTGACGAATACCTCCCCGTTCTTCGTCATCCACTCCATACTTACCATCTTGGCTTTAGAAGACCCCTGAAATGACTTTACTGCCTTTTTCCAGGAGAGTGCTTCGATCTCTTTTACTTCTGTCCCATCATCAAATTTAAATTTTCTCATTTTTGGCATATATTCTAATTTAGCATAAGATTGACAAAAGGTCAACTATATGCTTAAATATATTTGCATACGTTGAAGCATTTGAAATAAACGTTGCGGACGTCGGGGCAGTACCGACCACCTCCACCAATTTATTACTTGGTGGCTTATGTAATCCCTTCCGGGGGTGAACTAGGATCGACGGACGTGTAAAGAAATGTGGAGTTTGCCCAGTTGGTACGAGGTAACGGCCAGTTTTTAAATGCAAACACAAGAGCATTAGGATTTGCTGACTTAACAGTTGGTATGTCTGAATTGAGATTAGCGGCGTAATAACTGACTAATTTCTGGGGTTTGGCCCACCTCGCAACAGAACGGGCCACCTCATAAAAAAGTAGCACAAAACTTATAGTAGCAGAAAAATTCTTTCAAAAAGGTTTTAAATAATTAGTGGTTAAGGGGAGAGTCGATGTTTTCATGGGCACAGAAACGAACTAATTATTGGTCTAAGATCAGAAAAAAAGCACCAAAAGTGCCGGACATTACTTGTCCTGCGATTGATGATGTATTAAATCAATTAGAAAAACAAGTTGGCAGAGAATTTAAACAAAGTAAATTCAAAGCAATAGAAAAAAAATTAGATAAACTACGTACTGCAAATGAACTATTAAGAGATAGTGGAAAATTTTGGCATGACGAATGCAAAGAAGCAGTTAGAGATCTATTAGGAAAGAAAAAGGCTAGATAATATGTGGAAAGTAGTAATAATAATGTGTGCTTTAGGAAATCCTTGTGTTGTTATGGAAGAAAGTCCTATGAGACATTATCATGATAGAAACGAATGTATGGCAAATTCATCATCAAAACACAGTGAATTATTCGTTGCTTTTCAAGATTACGGATATCACGTATACAAATCTGAATTTACTTGCGAAGAAGTTAAGTAAAAAATCTCTTATTAGTAAAATCACTTATACCATAAGCAAGTAACACACCACGTGGTTCATCACCTGTGTATACCAAACTATGCACAAACTTATGATTGTTTATAAAAATAGGTTTAGTAACATCTATAAGGCCTACATTTTTAAATTTAAACTTAATATCTTCTGTACTACCAAACAATACACAATATAACTGTGTAGGTCCATTTATAATATGCTTACCGTCCTCGTAAGTAAAATCATCTCTATGCACAGGTATTACTGAATTTGGTTGCAGTTCAACATATTGCATTTGAAGTAACTTATCAAAACCAAACTGTTTCATTGTTTCTTTTAATTTACTATTTTTAATATTGTTAACATCTGTTAAAGGCATCACAGGTAATCTTTGTAACGACTTGCATTGTCCTTCTCCATAAAACTTATTGTCAACAAACTTTAAGTCAGCATCTAAATATAAATCTGTATCTACTGCTGGACCGTTGTATTCAACATATGGTAAATTATGAAAATCTGTTTTTGCATACCAATACGGTCCTTCTCCTTTAGCAAAAAACTGTTTAACATGACGAGGAATAAAACTGCCTTCTACTTTTTCATTCCAACTTTCTGTCAGCAAGTATTTTTTACTTAAATCTTTAAAACGCAACAAGTCATCATGTGCTATGCACTCTGATATTCTAGCAAAGTATTCTGCTAAATTACCATGCAACCATATTTCATAACCGTTTTCTGTATTAAGTCCTGCATTTAATCCGTGTTTGATACTCTCATTACCCACTGTTATATCTACAATATTATTCCTATCACAAGGAATAGTAATCTTATACCACTCTTCGTCTATGTCTATAGGCCATAAAGATTCAGACGACACTTTATCTAAACTGGTAGTTTTTCTAATTTTAACTTCTGTTTTGGTTTTTATCTCTACACGCATTAGAAATATTTAAGAGTTAGATCTATTAACTAAAAAATTTATCCGTCACATATATCAGAGATATATAGTTGTGATCATAACTTTCCGTCCTGGAAAGAGTGACCCGGACAAACACCAGTTATTCCGGTGAGATTAACTATTCGATCCTGGCAAATTCACTTTAAATTTTTAAGTTATAAAAATAATAAAAGGAGAATAATATGTCATATCTATATGATGGCGGGAATTGTCAAGATGATTATGTCCCAGATTTAATAAAACCAAAACTTATAGCAAAGATTCCTTATCAATTTGGAGAAAACGGATTTGGCCCACTTGAAAAGTTTATTGCATACAGTCCAGGGTTGGAATTTTTTGTAAAACAAGGCTGTTTAATAACTGTTGTAAGAGACCACAGTACACAATTTTTTACGGATTGTAGAAAGTGTTTTGAAAAATATCAAAAAACGTTTACTGAAAACGTTGCTTTAGTAAATTTAAAAGAATTTGCAAGAATGATGGATGAACAAAATGAATCAGCGGCACCTGTTACAAAAAAACTAAAAACTCAAGAAGAAATTTTAAATGACCTGCAGAAACGAAACAATAGTAATTGCTGTGACAACGAAGAGGCAGGCTCAATTAAAAGAGCATCAGATATTTTAAAATTAATTAGATCAAGAAAAAGAAAGAGAGATTCAGAATAATGGTTTGCTGGGTTAGTGGCGTTCGCTCATTGACGCCGTGGAAGGGTGGGATGGTAAACTAATTTTGGGCATCTATTTGTATTTATTTTTTTTGGTATCATACGACAAGGTAAAACAAAACCGAGATTGGAACCGGTCAAGAAAGATGACGATATAATATTAATGTCTTATAAAAGAGCACGTATAAGGAGTATGGCACAGTTAGAAGTAAGTCTATTAATGACTTCTAATTTGAAACTTGCAAGTAGACTGCTGGCCAAGGACTCACCAGAATTAAATGTGGTCCACTTATACAATAGGAGAAAGCATATGCTTTTTTATAATAAAACACTTACAATCTGTAGATGGATTCTGTTACAAATCTACAGAAAGAAACAAATCAATAAACTCAAACAGATGAGAGAAGAGAGGTTAACCAATGTTTAATTTCTTTTCGTACAATATCTTTCTCGAGGGGACTACTCTCGAGAAAGAGGTAGCCAATGACCAGACCCTGTATCTGTCAGTACTAGACAGGGTCGAAAACCAAATAATAAAAACAAATCCTTTCTTGCAATTTCTTAACAACAGAGGCCATCTGTCAGTTGATATCAGAGAAAATTCTATACAGTTTTCAACGAATCCTCTAGCATATGTGTTGGCGGCTAAGAAAATGCCTGATTATGAATTTAAAATAACGAAAGGAGACAAATGATAAAATTTTTTAATTATTTAAAAAACAACTTGCCCAACGCCTACAAAGGATATATGCAAGACGTCCATATATTATATAGGACTGTGAATTTAATTAATGGTAAGGAATACACAGGTAGGCTATCTACCTCAAAATCAAAGACAAATAGACTTTACTTGGGTTCTGGAGTATTAATTCTTAAGGCTATAAAAAAATACGGCAAGGAAAACTTCAAACGTATTGATCTTGTAACAATCTACAGAAAGGACGATCCTTTAGCACGAACAAAAATTAGACGTTTGGAAAGATTAATAGTAACCAAAGATTACTGTAAAAATACAATGACGTACAATTTAAAGCCACCTATAGGAGAAGGTGGCACACCGCCTAAGTTCGATGAATACTCAAAAGAGGAACAGGAAGAACTGAGGAAAAAATACAGAGCAAGAAGACATACACAGGAAAGTAAAGCAAGGAGATCTCTTACTACTCACTTTAGACATTGGACTCTTGAACAGAAACTAGCCGCTAGGAAAAAAAGCATAGCCACTAGGAGAGCAAAGGACAACTACAAACACACACCTGAATCAAAAGAGAAGAACAGACAAACCAAATTACAACAGTACAGGTTAGGTATAGTGTCAAACGATAACGTCAAGATACCTTGTGCAGTTAAAGTTAATAACAGTGAATGGCGATATTTCAAAGGATTCAGCGATGCGGCCAAATATTATAATTACCCTAATATTAGTAATTGCCCTCGTATTGTTTTTCCTTTGGATGGCACTATTTTTACTGTTAAGAGAAGAGGCATTTATAAAGGAAACATATATCAATTTAAAAGAATACTTACAAAAGGAGAAACATATGAAAGCAACGAACGAAAACTACAAGAGATACTGTAAATTAAAAGAAGATCTAATTTCTTTTCTTAATAGACAATCAAAATTTATGAAGAAAGACAAAGATTGGACACTTTTAGATCATGTATTTTTGGTAATGGAAACCTGCATCACTCAACTGAGAATGAATGATTACAACGATGATCAAATTCAGGCGGAGATTGATGCAATAATGATGTACACAGAGAAGAAACAACAACCACCTTCTCTACATTAGATTGACATTTTTTAAAAATCTGTTATACTAGCAGTGTAATTTAAGGTTTATCCTATTGTAGGAATTTTGCTTTGAGTTGCACTCATTAACCATAGGAGATTATATGAGCAAAGTAAAAATGCTTCTAGACGTCGTTGACGAAGTAAAAAAAGAAGCACCACAAGACGTTCCAAACTGGAACAGCAAATTCGCAGAAGCCAAAGTAAATTTACAAAATCAAATCACAAAGGGCAGACTACTACCAAAAGGTGTTGAAGATCATCCACTAGAACACTTTGCATTTAACTATTCTGTACAACGTGATGTACGACCCAGCCATGTGATGAACATAATGAAAAAGTTTGATCCACGTGTTTGTTGTCCAGTATCAGCAGTTAAAAGATCAGACGGAGAAACACTATACATTTTTGATGGGCAACACAGAGCAGTTGCTCTTGCATTGTTAGGTTGGAAGTCAATTCCTGTAACAATAGTAGAAACAGATGAACCAGCCTTTGATGCTGAAGCATTTGAAATAGTAAATGACTCAGGTATATTAAGAGCAGGTACAGAAGAAATACACAGATGTTTATTGCACAGATACAAAATGGGAGAAACAGAAACAGAAAGAGTTGTTACTGCTCATGTAGTACAAGAAATATTTGATGAATGCAAAATAGATTTAGAACCTAAACGTGTTAGAAAGAGTCCAGGCAAGTGTGGACCTAACAAACATTACTTCTCACATTTTGATTACGCATACAAAGGAATGAAGATGGCAGGTGGACCTGGTTTACGAGATGCACTAATGGCAATTAAAACTGTGTATGGTGATGAAGAAGGTGGCGAGATTAATCAAGGATTGTTTATTGGATTGATGAAACAATATCAAATGGGCAGTGAAGCAAAACGTTTAAACAGATTGCCAGATGATTGGATGTCTAAGATGCTTGAAGCAATGAAAAAAGTTTGTCCAAACGGAATACTAGTTCATTCAGCGGCCAAAAAACAATGGCAACACGCAAACGGTGTTGGTTGGGACGCACCAGTGGCAATGGCACATCTATTAAGAGAAGTATATCTTTTAGAAGACGGAACCTTTGAACCAAGTTATATGCCCAATGTTTCTCTTAAACTTGAAGAAGGTGACATAGCATCAGAGTCAGAAGCACAAACGGCATTTAACAAATACATTAATGAATCTAAGTAATTACAAATGCACAGTAACCAAAGACAACAAAGAAGAAGTGTGGCATTACAGTTTGCCATACAAAATGATTCTAAAAGAAGTAGATCAACATTACAAAGAAGGTGCTGATGCCGTTGAACTTGAAATGATAACACAGGAGGAATTTAATGATCAACTTCCAAGACCTTAATAACCTTGCAGAAATAAATTTTAAATCTAAAGACAGACCAGAATTAAAAGAACTTGCAGATTATATAGATCATATGAAACAAGATTTGTTCAATGAAAAATGGAGTCAAGCAACAAAGAAACATATAAAAACTTCATTAGTTCTTTATATTAGGTCTATGCAAAAACAATTAGCACCTATGGGTTATCATTACAAAGCACAAAACATGGAAGGCAAACAACATTTAGAACACGTAATACCACAGAACAAAATTATTACTGCATACTTGCATGATAAGTTATCTGCTCAATTAGTTTTACAAATGCCCTTGTGTTTAATTGACGATGCTGATAAGCATATACTAGAAGGTGATTGGCAACTATCTGGTAATTGGGAATTTCCTTTCAGAAGATATGCACTAGCAGGGTATAACAAAATAATTAAAGATGTACGTGGTAATGTTATAGATTTAAATTGGCATACCATACAAGACCATTTTAAAATGTTAGGATACAATGAAGGAATATAAATTAAGCATTAAAGTAGGAGACCTAGTAGAAGTAGGACGATTTCGAAATGTTCAAACAAAAATCAAATCAATAGAAATAGATGAGCATGGGCAACCTGTAATACAAACCAGCAAAGGTAAAAAGAAATTGTTGAGTTGTAGGTTGGTAAAACTACATCCAGGATCAAAAACTCCCAAACAAATACTAATGGAAAAAAGAAAATAATGAGTTTGGCTTGGCTAGGAGTCATCGGTACTATTCTGACGGTTGTGGGATTTGGTTCTGCAATATTAATATACACAAAAGTAAAAGAAAATGAAGAAAAGAAAAAGAAAGCAGACGAAGAACTTAAAAAGGTCCGTGGCAACCTCTTCTAATACCGCTCACATAATAGGAAGACATTGGGATGGCTATTCTATATACACAAGAGTTGACGGTTCTATGGAAAATTTTATTAAAAAAGCAAGAGAATTGCGAGAAGAACGCCATCAAGGTAAATTACCAACTAGTTTTACAGTAGATCTGGTTGACTAATTTCCAAAATTCATATATAATGGTAAACAACAAAGGCGAGCACTAGGGTCACAGGTGCGTAGATACTCATTTGTAATCTTCTAACCCAATGCCCTTTAGGCTTATGCATTTTATAGAGCCATTAGTCAGTGACAGACGATTGGCGAGACTGCGTAGACCCTGTTCCTAGTGTTAGGCCATAAGCAATATGAGAAAAAAATCAAAAGAATTACTAGACAATCTAAACAAAATTACAGAAAAGCCTAGAAATAGGTTTGAACCTAAACCTACAGTTCCAGACACTAACCGTATGTGGAAGACAGCACACGAGAGCGGTATCCAAAGTTTACCAAAAAGTTATGAACCTATTAAATGGAATAAGGAAGTTGATGAAGACGGAGATGTGGACTACTGGACACCGTTTGATAGAGTGTATGGTGGTCTTGGAATAAACCAGCAAAAAGTAATAAACAAAGACGGAACTACATATCAAGGTAAACTTTATCACAAATATAGATTATTAAAAGGCGTAGATGGCAAAAATTTTAAATCTCGTTGTACAATAACACAAGATGGCAGATGGTTTGACAATGGCGGATTTCCTATTGATCCTCCTAGCAAAGATAAAATTGAAGAAGAAGAAAAAGATGAAGGGCCTACTTTTATGAAAAGAGAATTAACTGATGAAGAAAAAGCAGAAGAGGCCAAATGGAAAGCACAAGAAGAAGCAAAAATGTTAAGCAAATTAAAATGAAAAAAAGAATACACGTTAACCAACACAAAATTAGAAGTAATAAAAAACATAACTTAAATGAACCTGTAATTACAGTAAAAACTTCTAAATCAAATGACTATGCTCACGAAGTAGAAATAAAAGGACCTAGTAAAGTAATTTATAGTCCAGACAAACCATTAAGTTGTGGTGCAAAAGTGTGGATTGAAACAGAAGCAGAGGTTAATTTAAAATGAAACAAATTGACAACTTTCTAGATAAAAAAGATTTTGAAGACTTAAAAACTGTTCTACTTGATCCTACGTTTCCATGGGCACTGAATCATGGAGTAAGTTATCCATATGATGGACACATTCAATTTACACATACCATATACAATGACAACGTATTTCAAAGCACTTGGACATTAGGGGGACTAGATATTTTTAAAGAAAAACTAAACATACAATCATTGGTAAGAGCAAAAGTTAATTTACTACCAAAGAATGAAAAAATAATTGAGCATGAAGCACATATTGATATACCTGATCCAAAGGACGGACTTATGACTGCAATTTTGTATATGAATACTAATAATGGATATACAAAATTTGAAAGTGGAGAAAAAGTTGATAGTGTGGAAAATAGGTTAGTAATCTTTGATGCTAAAACAAAACACAGTGGCAGTACAAATTCATGTGATGCTCCATATAGATTAGTGTTTAACTTGAATTATTTCTAATGACTCCACTAGCAAAAATGTTTGAACCAAGTAAAGATAGGCTTTTGCATAATGCTAAAACTATGATGGACAATGCACAAGACCCGTGGTTTAAACAATATTGGACAAAAGTTTATATTCATCTTTGTAAACAATATAAAAAACTTCACTAAATATATTTGCAACGCCATTCGTGACGTCGGCAAAAAACTGACCCCCAAGTACTGAAAGGGAAAGGCAACATAGTTGAAGTGGGCCAAGCCGTGTGTGGATTTCACCACTAGCAATTAATATAAAATTGTAGTATAATAAGGAACTATGGAAGTTACTTTATTTCTTAGTGGTATTTTGTTAGGTGTCTTTGCAGGATTGATGCCAGGAATTGGCGTCTTTACGACTCTTATTTTAATCTATCCATTACTATTAGATCTAACAATAAGTCAGTTATTAATTCTATACATACCTCTTTTAAGTATAAGTCAGTATCTCGGAAGTGTACCGGCTTTGTATTTTAAAATCCCAGGAGAGGCAACTAGTTTTATTGCAACAGAATACGGACACGATTTGTTCCGTAAAGGACATCATGACTTAATACCACTTACTGCAATAGGAAGTTTTGTTGCCACAATAGTTTCTGCTTTTATAATTGCTTGTTTACCTTTTATAATTGAAAACGTCTTTTACAGTTTTATAAGCACAAAATTTATATTTTTCTTAATTCTACTGACTGGAGCCTGTTTAGTAGCAACTTCTAAAAACAATTGGTTACTTACAGTTGGATTAATGATTTTTGGATTAGTACTAGGCAACGTAGGATTTAATGCATCAAATGGAAGATTCTTTGGAACATTTGGAAACGAATGGTTATCATATGGCATACCAATTTTTCCTTTGATAGTTGGAATGTATGTTATTCCTAATGTACTAAATTTAAATGCTAGTTCAATCACATTTAAACACATCGATTCTGCATACACAGGTTCAATACTAAAATTAAAAAAGTATTTCAGTAAGATGTTAAATGGATCATTTATAGGAGTGGTTACTGGTTTTGTTCCAATAATAGGAAAAATTGTAGGAGTATCTGTATCAAGAGCATTATATAAATCTTCAGACAAAGATAGTGTAGTTGTTGCAGAAAGTTCTAACAATTCAAGCATCTTTACTGCTATGATTCCTTTGTTTTTATTTGGTGTACCTATAACAATGGGAGAAATACTCATCTTTAATATTGCAGAAACAAATTATTATGATCTAAACAGTGAATTTAAAAATTTATTACAGACACCGTTATTACCAATTGTTATATTAGTTTCAGGATTGTTTGGTTTGATATTATCATGGCCGTTGGCAAGATATTGTAGTTTAGTTTTTAAAATGCCTACACCTTTATTAAAAACATTTTTACTAACAATAGTAATATTAAGTTTATTTTATCTTGGTCTTAAAAATAATATGCTATGGTACTATGTGTTAGTACTATTATGTTTTATACCAATTGGTTATGTATTAAGAAATCACGATGTTATACCATTGATTTTCTCATTTATCTTTGCTAAAATCAGTATGACAATCTTCGAAAGGATATTAATATGAAATTAATTAAACTGGCTTTGTTATTTGCAATTACTTTTATTTTACCAGCAACTGCATTAGATATAATTGCACCTAGTAGTGTAGGAGGCACAACACATAAATTTGCTATGATCTTACAAAAAGATTTACAAGATAAAGGTTTTGACGTGAATCTAATTGTAGCAGGTAATTGTGTGTTAGGAAGAAAGGAATGGCAAGACTCCAAGTCAGCAATCTTTATTACAACAGAAGCATCAAACTCTGTTCCTGAATGCACTGTAGAAATTACAAAAGAAAACTATGCTTTAAATCTTTTTACTGCAGGATGGGTTATAGTATCGCACACTGATTCACTTGGAGAAAGAATGGGTGTAGTAAGTTATATGAAACAAACTGTGGAAGACTTGGATGTAAAACTTGTACCTTATAAAAATACAACAGAAATCAAAGCGGCATTTTTAGCAGGAGAAATAGACTCTGGGTTTTTAACAACAGGAAGAGCAAGTGAAATAAAAGAAAAATTTGTATTAATAAACACAATGTCATCTGATAAAGGTGCATTCGCAAATTGGAAGAACAACAATTTAACATTAAACTATTATGTGTTGGGTAAAAATATTGACACTAAAATTATTAATGCTATGAAAAACAATGCAAAAATAATTGATATTGCTGACAAAAAACAAATGCATCCAGTAGAACTTAACACTAAAGAAGAACAAGTAGAATATCTATTAAGGAATCAAGATAAATGGACCAAATAAACTCACATACTTTTAAAGACTTTTCTGGAGGATATAATCCAAAGACTGGATTTTTTATCAGCAGAACAGTGCTTGACGGAGATTATTATAAAGATGTTGATAGAATTGTAGAAGGCTGGGTTAATATGTATGCTGATCCTAATCTTCAGCACACTGTTAAAGGTGCAGGAAAATTTAATGTTGTATCTCTTAAGAGTTATGACGGCACCAATGAAAGAATGGATTCCCCACCTGAACCAGAAGTTCCTAATAATTTTAAATACACACCTGCATATTATTCTAGTCCAATTCTTAAAAAGGCTGTTGATTGGTTTCAATGTGAAAAAACAAGAGTAAGAGTTTTTAGACAACTACCTGGAAAAAATTTAGAACTTCATCATGACTTTGATAATGAAAGACAAAACTTTAGTGATGAGAATATAATGGTTAGAGTAATGATGCCTTTGACAGATAGAGATGCTTATCTTAACCTTGCAAACGAAAACAGTGATATAATGGTTAAACTTGTAAAAGGACAGTTTGCTATTATTAATGTAGATACTGTATGGCATGGTTCAATAACATTTGATAATGAACCTAGAGATATGCTGAATATGATCGTAAAATGGAACTCTTGGTTGCAGGAGTTGACTAGGTCCAAACCATTAGTCGATATTGAAAGGATAAAACTATAATGCAATTTTTTGAAGAATGGAAACAAAAAAGTAATTGGCATTTTGATTGGTTCAAAAAAGAACACGATCCATATTTCTCACGAACAATTTGCACACTTAATGGTAATTGGGATCCAAATATTAAAATAAAAGAAGTACTTACGAACGATGCATATAGAACAGATGGGCACAAAAAAGTATATAAAAATGCAAATATTGATTACGAAAATCTTTACGTAGAAGGAATGTACGATAAAGATTTTAATAAAGATTATCAAAAAATTATTGATGCAATAGGAATAGGCAATCCTCGAACGTTAATACACATACAAATTCCAGGACAGATGCATCCAATTCATATGGATCTTGCTTATGGTGGAGGCAAGTGGGACTATCTAGGAGAGAACAAAGAAGACAAACTAGTTAGAGTTTTTATTATGTTGGCTGATTGGTGCCCAGGCCAAATAATCCTAATGGGCAATGAACATATTGTAAAATGGAAAAAAGGTGATGTAATCTATTTTAGATGGCAAGATGTTCCACATGGCACTTGTAATTTTGGACACGATGATAGACCAATGATGTTTATCACAGGAGAACTAACAGATAAATTTCAAAAACTTTTAGACAGTAAGGAGAAACAAATAATAAACATATGATAAAATTTATACCAACAACTAGACTATACGACGATGTCGGAGAGCAGTACTTTGATCTTGTTAAAAAATTATACAAAACTGCTGACAATCATTTTGAATCAGAATGGACAGAAAAAGTAGAAACACTTTTGGCAAAACTTTGTCAAAGAAAATATGCATTTCTAACTACAAGTGGTACAATGGGCATTCATATAATGTTATTGGCCGCTGGAGTACAACCAGGAGATAAAGTAATTTCAACAAGTTATTCTTGTCCAGCATCCGTGATGCCTGTTAATGCCATAGGAGCAAAATCTATTTTCTATGATGTTAATAAATTTGGATCCCAAGAAGTTACAAACATTAAAGACGAAGCAAAAGCAATAGTGGTTACAGGACTGTATGGTGATGCAAGTGATATGGATAAGATTGATCATCCAATGGTGCTACACGATTCAGCACAAAACTTTTGTGGCACATACAATAATAAACCTTCGCCTTCATATGGTGCAATGAGTATATTAAGTTTCAATGAGAATAAAAACTGTCCAATCTTTGGAACCTACGGTGCTGTATTATGTGATGACGATAATCTTGCTGAAGCAATTAAATTAATGAGAAAGAATGGATACAAAAATAGAGAAGTAGGTATTACACATAGAGGTATTGGTGCACAACCACACGAAGACAAAGCATTACAAATATATTGTTCATTGCAACATTTAGATAGATGGCAGGCAAGAAGAAAACAAATTCATGACTATCTTACTGAAGAATTAACAAAACTAAATGTAACTGTTAGGCCAACACCAGATTACAATAGTGTAACAAGTTATCATAAATTTGCTATTTTTGTAAACGATAAAAGAGAATTTAGAGATAAAATTAAAGAACACGGTGTTGAATGCCAAGTACACTACACAAACAACTTTGCAAAATCATCTTTAATATCAGATAACCCAAGAGATATGTACTACACTGACAAGTATGTACAACACGCACTTACTATTCCAAGTAGTCCATGGTTAACTGACGCTGAATGTGAGACTGTAATTGAAAAAATAAAACTAGTAATAAACAAAAACGATCAAGGAGTAATGATAGATGGCTAAAGATAACCTACATTGGTTTGATTACGGAGAAACATTATGGAACGAAAGACGTAAAGCAAGTGAATGGCATTTTGATCCAGAAGTTAAATCAGAACCAAAAGATAATGTTAATATAAACTTTATTAAATTTAGAGGAGACTGGAAACAAGAGTTAGAACAAACAAAGTTTGAAGAAGACGCACCAATGGACCTTTCTCAGTATTTGTTAAGAATTGGAATACAAGAACACGTCAACTTAGGTATTGATACAACAAAAATTTATGGTAAGAGAGCAACTGTTACTCCAGACATACATAAAAAAATAACAAAAATAATAGATACTTTTCAATTAGAAAAACCTTATGCTCAAATAATGTATCAAAAACCAGGCAATATGCATACCTTACACATTGATGCAATATGTCACGACAACTTTGGCAGAAATAAAGTAACTTCAATAGACGAAGTTAACTTTGATGATACAAGGTCAAGAGTGTTTGTTGCTTTAGAAGACTGGCAATGGGGACAATTTATGATGATGGGTAATCATCAATGGGTACAATGGAAAGCAGGTGATGTTATGTGGTTTAAATGGCAAGACATACCTCACGCAACAGCCAACGCAGGACACCGTGCAAGACCTATGTTAAAAATAACAGGTAAAACTACACCTGAATTTGAAGCATTACTTAAAGAAGACGGAAAAGTTTTCAATGTATGATAACACCGTTAACAAAAAAACTATTTTTACACGAGTACCAAAGTCCTTATTACAAAGTTAAAGATACGTTTCTTTATAGTAAAGTAGGAGCAGTAAAATACTGTAAAGAAATTGGTTGGGAGTGGCCAAGTTTTCATGTCTGGGATCAATCTCAGAAATTTCATAGACCAACAAAAACATTTGAAGAATCAATAAAAACACAATGCGAAATTGTAACTGACTGTTATCGTAAAGTACGATTGTTCTACAGTGGCGGAAGAGACAGTAGTTTAATATTACACAGTTTATTAAAAAATAAAAGTCGTTTAGATGAAATTGCTATCTATAGAAGATTTCCTGGAGTAATTGATAATACTAGTAATGAGTTTGATAGATTTAATGTTTTAGAAGTTCTTAAAAATATTTTACAACAATACAATGCTAAAATACCAATTAAATTTTATGACCTTTTACCAGAACACTTTAACTATTATTCTAAAAATTTAGATAAGTTATATTTTGATTACAGTGATCTTGATTTTTTTACTAACAATGTACATACACTTGCAGAATGTTTTCCTACAATTTTAGAAAATGACTTTATTAATATTTTAGGCCATGCTATTCCTAATGTAAATGATAACAACGAATTTTACTGGGTAGATACAGATTTTAATTTATCTCAACCTGATCCATACACTATGAACTTTTTTATTGATCATAGAAATACAGACCTTGCTGTCAATCTAGCATACGAAGTATATGATTATCAAAAACAATCTAAAAATCCTAGATCAATTAATCAATATGGCAGTGGTCCTGATAGTAGTTTCAAACCAATTAAAGAACGTTTAAACTTTCCAAAGAACGGTACTGCTTTAGATAATGATTGGGGAGCCTCTGGTGCTACCACAAATGTTTTTAGATGGGTATTGGAGAAAAAAATTATTGCACATATTGCCAATGCTCTACAATCTGATATTGGTACAGAATCATATGCCAACTTTATAGGATTCTACGAAGAGTTTGAAAAAAAGTATTATTCTTATTTCCATGACAATAGCATTTACACCTACTGGATTGGCTCTATAAGTGAAAGTCACAAATTACTTGATACATAAAACCTAATAAAACCAGTGGTTATACCAGGTTGACGATTTTCCAAAATATGTTATAATAGTGGTAATTAGGAGGAACTTTTATGTATAAATGTTCAGTAAAAGCACAGTTGGTTATGGATCAGGTTAGAGCAAGATGTCAATCTGATACACAAACTAACAACAAGTGGACTGGAAGATCTGGAAACTATATGTATATCATGGGAAGAGAGAACGCCGATGGTAAGGCAACAGGTGTTGTTCATAAGATTGCAGAAGATGGTTCACATAAACTATGTGGGTCTTTCAAGATTATGTCAGATGGTATAATTACAAGATTTACAGGTTTATCAAAAGCAGACTGGAACTCGTTTATGAGTTCAGCAGAAACAGAATATAAAGCAAAATACTCTGATCCTGCACCAGTTGAAGAAACTACAACACAGAAAGTTGCAGTTTAATTGAATATAGATTCCTGGGTTCGCTATATGACGCCAAATAGGCTTTATTTAAAAACTGCGGCCCAGGAACCTTTTTAAATTATGGTTCACAAGGATTCAAAAAAACCAAGTATAATTAAATGGGTAGTTGTAACTATCATATTGATTACAACCGTAATTGGTGGATCATTTATAGGTGGTACATTTTATCCTAATAGTTGGACAGTAGAAAAAATAGAGGACGAGTTCCATAAAAAAGAACTTAATGAAATATCTCTTTTACAATTAGAAGAACCTGAATTTGATTATACAGATCAAAAAACTTTTATATCATCAACAAAAAAATGTGTTGATTATCTTAATTTCACAACAGATAGAATGAGTAGAGTACCCACAAGTATTATAATTGCAATGGCAGGTGTTGAATCAGGATGGGGTACAAGTAGATTTGCACAAGAAGGTAATGCACTATTTGGTGTAAGGACTTGGGATTTGGAAACTGTACCACATATGAAAGCAAAAGGTAATCCTGATGCTAGTTGGGGTGTTAAAAAATATCTAACTAAATGCAAATCAGTACAAGATATGATTGCTATAATAAACAGACATCCTGCATACAAAGAATTTAGAAATGAAAGAGAAAGACAAATAGACAAAGGCAAATGGAACTATCGTAAATTAATGCCATTATTAAGTGCATGGAGCACCAATCCAGACTATGGTGAAATTATATTACAAGCGATAGTTGACAATAAACTACCTTAATCATATAATATAGAATGGGTTTTATACAGATTCCACAGAAAAAACGTATCAAGGTTAAACTTGCAAATACCAAAAGGTTAAGAAAAGCACGAGCAAAACACAAGGCTTGGTTGCTGTCTCAAGGATTAGACGACAAAAGTCTTAAGAAAAGACTGAAAGATTTCAAAGGATATGATATCCCCAAGTATGAACCAGACCCAAATGTACCAAAATGTTCAGACAAAATACCTGTAGGCACAGGTGGTAAGAAAGAACGTATGCAGTATTCTGGTAAAAGAAAACTAATTGGTATAGGACTAATGCACAAAAGTAATCTTGTACCTATTTGGGACAAAGAAGGTGCTGAAGAAATATCTAAGATGCGTAGAAATTAGCATTAAGTAATGTAATGCTAGACAATGTTAAAGAAATCCATATAGAACCAACGAGTTTATGTAATGCTGATTGCCCAATGTGTGCTAGAAACATCAACGGCAAAGGACTTAATCCTTACATAACATTAAAAAGTTTACCTGCTAAATGGTTTGAAGAGAACATTAAACCTGAACAAATTAAACAATTAAACAAAATATTCTTTTGTGGTAATGTAGGAGATCCTGCATCAGCACCTGAACTAATACAAATTGCACAATATTTTAAAAAGCACAATCCAAACATTATTGTTGGTCTCAATAGTAATGGCGGATTAAAAACAAAAGATTGGTGGAAACGATTAGGCGAAGTACTACAAGGAGAGTTAGACTATTGTGTTTTTAGCATTGACGGATTAGAAGATACTAATCACATTTACAGAAGAAATGTTAAGTGGAATAAGATTATGGAGAATGCTATGTCCTTTATATCTACTGGAGCAAGAGCACATTGGGATATGTTAGTCTTTGAACATAACAAGCATCAAGTAGAAGAATCAAAAGAATTAGCAAAAGAAATAGGATTCAGTTGGTTTCGTGCTAAAGAAACAGATAGATGGGATACCTACACATCAAATTTAGGAATATTGCCTGCAAGTGATTATCAACCACCCTCTTATGGCCGAGCAATTGAATGCGAAAAAGACAGAGACTCAAGTGTATATTTAGATTACACAGGCAAATATTGGCCTTGCTGTCATATGGCAGAAGCATATCTTAATAAAATAGGACTTGAACTACACAGTGATATTAGAGATTACAACAATAAAGAATTGTTTAAAGAATACAAAGTTCGTTTAACAACAGAAACACCTTTTTATATTTGTCGTAGAGCCTGCGGAACACAAGGTAAACGATCACAATGGAAAACTGAGGAACAATTAAGATAATGAAAACTATTTTAGTTACTGGGTGCAGTCATTCTGCTGGTGTTGAATGTTCAGATAAACTTATTTTTGACAATTATGAACAATATCTTAGTGATTGTAAAGTTCTAACTGAACACGAAATTCATAAAATTAAACTAAAACACCAATTAAAATTTTTACTAGAAAAGTTTAATAACAAAAAACTTAAAACATATATGGCAACAGATATTTCAAAAGCAGGAGATATTGCAAGTAAGTTTTTTAAAATGTTAGATAAAACATATTCATGGCCAACAGAATTACAACAAAATCTCACAGATTATCAAATAATAAATTTAGCAGAAGGCGGAAATAGTTTTAAATTAAATGTTAAAAATACTTTAGACTTTATTAAAAAGCACAACTCTGAATTAATTGTAATTCACCAAGTGCCTAGTTCTGCAAGAACATATGTTAAACACAATCGTAAAATTCATAGTGTAGTTAATCTGCTTGACTTAGAATTTAAACAAGAATTATACAGTTACGATTCAACTATGTCTAAAACTATAGACATTTTAAAACAAAAATATAAAAATCTTGTAAAACGTGATGTAAAACACAACTATTTTAAAAAAGCATTATCACAATATCTTAAATGTTTGGTTAAAAATTCAAATGAATCAGTACAACATTTTTTTATATTAGAAGATAATGATCAAAATGATATTTTTCCAAAGCAAAATATTATTATGGAAAATTTTAAAGCATTTAGGAAAGACTACCAAATTGGCAAAAGTCATGTAATTGATCCAAAATTCCAAAAAGATATTATAAATCTAATAATTTCTAAAATATTACCTAAAAAAGTCTAGTAAAATCAACACTTCTAGCAAGACCAACTACGGTTGACGTATTTGGAAATTATGCTATAATTGTACTATGATTAGACTAATAATATTATTTGCAATCTTTCTTGCAGTGTATCCAATGATTGGAGAAGGTTATGCACAATTCACAGACGATGTTAATGTTGATGGTGTGTTTAATTTCATCTCTAATATATTTGCTTCACTATCAGAAATGGTTGACAAATTACAAGGATAAGGAAATATGTATAAAAACGTAATGAAAATGATATTAGTTGTAGTTGCAGGTCTTATGTTGGCACAATGTTCAACTTACAAGATCAAATCCGACATGAACAAAGATGGTGCTCTTAACAAAACACCTAAATGGTATGTTAAGTTTGACCATGAAACTATGTTCAAGTATGTCGAGACAGGTACGGCTGTATCGCCAGATTTAGAATTAGCAGTTAAAAAAGCAATTCTATTGGCAAAGGCAAAACTTGTAGATAGAATAAATGGTGAAGTTAATAACAGAACCACTATCAACAAGAACGAAGCAGGCACAAACGAAGATCTTAATGTTTCAGCAGGATCTCAAGATATAATTGTGAATGTGATTGAAGAAACTCTTGCAAGAGGTTATGAAGTTAAAAAGCAAGAAATCTATATGACTAAACACAAATCTTACAGAGCATATGTAATGGTTGAGTTAAGCAAGTCTGAAGTAGAAGCAATCATTGAAACAATTGATAAGAAAAGTCTTGCAACGATAGATGCTGGTGCTTTAAGTAAATCAGCAGAACAAATAATAGACTAGGGCGAATAATGAATTTTACAACGATATTAAAATTCGTTGCCCTAGTTGTAATAACTCTGGTAATACTTTTAACTTACATACAAAGAG